CAGCTTCCAAGCTATGTAGACGACGTTATTGAGGTTAGTAGCTTTGCAACATTACCAATTACTGGTGAAACTGGTAAAATTTATATAACATTAGATACAAATAAAACTTATCGCTGGACAGGTTCAACGTATGTTGAAATCTCGTCTTCACCAGAAAATTTAGTTATAACATTTGATGCATCAACCAATTGGACTTTAATTGCTGATGAATATGTTTTATCAATTCCAGCAGCAACGCATCTAAAAGGTACAAATCCTCAAGTTCAAATACTTGAAAACGATGGTTCTGACTTTGCTCAAGTCATCGTATATACTGCAATAACTACTGACGGTGATATTGTTGTAGCTGTCCCACAGTCTCCAGATAACAGGTTCGCAGGTAAAGCAATTATTTCATAAAGGGTATATAAATGGCTCGTTCAACGAAAATCAAAAGTAAGTTAATTGCAGAAGATTCAGTAGAATTTAGTCAATTAACCCCTGAAACTGTTCCAGTTTTAGATAGTGATAAAAATATCATCTCTTCTGTTGTAACTCCGGATGAATTAGCTAATTTATCTGGCACAACTTCACCAATTCAAGATCAATTAAACGATGAATCAGATCGAGTTACTGAAATTGAAGATAATAATAAAGTATTAAAAGTATATGCTTATGAAAATAACGCTCAGGTATTTGCTGATGGTCAGCCGGGTGTTAAAGATCCTTCCGCTCTAATACGAGACGGATGGTATTTTAAAAACGAAGTTGCTGGACAAAAAATCAATTGGTATTACTTTGATGGCTTAAATCAAGGTACTGTAACTCTCGGTGAACTCAATTCTGTTTACGCTGTTATGACGTTTGATTCAATTTCAGCACCAATTATCGCAGTATACACTTTGCCAACAGGTACAGGCGATGTCATTCCGGGGTTTGCACATTCAAGAATTGTATATGATGGTGTGATGACTCCCACTCCGGTTGTAGGTAAAAAATATTTAGTTTATGGAGGAGCAGAACCTACTGTTCATCCTGAACTTTCTAGAATAAATTTGGCTTTAGTACCTGCTCAATCAATCGGTGAACAATTACCGGGCGAGCAAGTATTGACTATTTCATTTGGTTCTAGTTCCGGTGCAACAGTTAATCAAGTTCAGTTTATGGTTGAATCTATGGGGTTGTTTTCAACTCCAGTTAAACATGAAATGGATCTTAGAATCCGTGTTGCTTCACAATTAGAACTTGATACACACGAAGCAAACACATCGAATCCACATTCTGTAACTAAAGATCAAGTTGGATTGGGTAATGTCGATAATACTTCAGATGCCGATAAACCAGTGAGCGATGCGACTCAAGATGCACTAGATTTAAAATACGATGCATCAAATCCATCTAATTTCGTTGATGCAATCGGAGCCGCAAGTGCTGCACCCGTCCAAAGTGTAAATACTCAAACAGGTGATGTTGTACTTGATAAGACAGATATTGGGCTTGGTAATGTTGACAATACTTCAGATGCGGATAAACCTATAAGCGATGATACTCAAGCTGCATTGGATTTAATTACGGATATCAATTGGACTGGTGATTACGATAACGGGGTAACATATAACGTTGGCGATGGTGTAATGTTTAATGGTGCTTCGTTTAGAATGATTAGTTTTATAGGAGCTGCCGGATATCCACCGTCTTCCTATCCGGGGAGTTGGCTTCAAGTTACAGATTATCTTTCAGCTAATGATATCGGGTTAGACCAAGTTGACAATACTTCGGATGCGGATAAACCTATAAGCGATGCGACTCAAACAGCTTTGGACGATAAAGTTTCTAAAGCTGGCGATACAATGACTGGTCAGTTGACAATTTTAGATGCATCTATTGTAATCGATCACAGCATAACACAAGCCATACCCACAACAACTGAACTTGGTGCTAACTATACTTTAATGCTCAGTAACGATGGTGTCGATTCAAGCGAGTCAAGCCAAACATCTTCTTCATTTAGACTAAATAGAACCAATGCAGCCTCTACAACTTCAGACACAAATTTGGTAATTAGTGTTGAAGATGGTGCTCCATTTATTAACGGACAAGTTACTGATTATGCTAATGAATTCACAAGAAATTTAACGTTAAGTTCAGAATCTCTTAGTATAACAGTCAACGATGACTCGATTGGTGATTCAACTATTGGGGCAATAGGTGCTGGGTCTTTTGTTATTCAAACAACATTAGCCGATACATCATATACGTTAATTGAAGGCACGAGTACAGGTATTTCAGCAACTAGATTTGATACAACTACTGTAACTCCTTTAATGCCGACTTTACCAGAGCATTATACTGTTAAAGAATATGTTGATAATTTAGTTAGTGGTGGTGAGACAGGTCTTCTTGAAAAGTTCCAAGTAATGAAGGAGCCGACTGGATTTGTTAACAGAACAAGTTCAACTACTTCGTTTAGTGATCTTACAAGAGAATTCACAATACAACCGACTGCATCTTCATATGAAGTGTATGTTCAAGCAACAAAATTTATTAAATCAAGTGCTGAAACAATCACAATCGATAATGCAAGTGGTAATCACTATATTTATTTTAATAGTGCTGGAACATTATCTTCTACGCAAGTACTAAATGCTGATTTGTTTCAAAATAACGCATTAATTTCAATTATTTATTGGAATACAGATACTTCAACTCATTCATATTTTGCAGAAGAAAGACACGGATTGTCTATGGATGGTGCCACACATTCATATTTACATACTGTTTTTGGTGCAAGATATCTATCTGGATTAGCACTAGAGGGATTTGTATCAGATGGTACGGGTAATTTTGATTCAAATGCTATTTTTTATTCTGATTCAGGATCTATTAGGGACGAAGATTTACTTATTTCAATTTTAACACAATCTGATATCCCCGTATTGTATAGACAAGGTGTTTTGTGGAGAAAGAAAGCTGCTGATATGTTTCCTATAATTTACAGTGGAACGGCAGGATATACCGGCACAAGAATTCCATTTAATGAATTAACAGGTGGGAATTGGCAATTAACTGAAATAGCGAATAATTCATTTGTTCTTGTACACGTATTTGCAACTAATGATAAAGAAAATCCAATCGTTGCAATCCAAGGTATAGCAACATATGGTAATGTAACAGCAGCTAGATTAGCAGCAAGCACCGAAATTACAAGCCTAAGTGGTCTTCCTTTTGCTGAATTCGTCGCGTTGGGAAGCGTTGTTTTTGAATCTTCTAATTCTTATACCAATACACCAAAAGCTAGAGTAAGATCGGTGAATGGTGGGGATTACGTTGATTTCAGAGGAACTCAACTTTATACACCGGCAGGAGAACCAACTACTCACAGCCTATTATCTAATCTATCAAGTGACGATCACCTCCAGTATCATACTGATGCTCGTGGAGATGCTAGATATTACACTAAATCAGAAGTCGATGCTCTAATTGGAGCAGGTGGAAGTGCTGGTGATATAGCTGAAACAGAGGTAAGTCTTTCTAATTTCCAAACAAGTCCACAAAATATCACAGGATTTGCATTTTCAAACGCTGTTGTCCGTGGATTCAGTGCTTTAGTTACTGTGGAAATTGACGCAACTAGTGATTTATTTGAACAATTTACACTAAACGGTATACAAAAAAATGGTTCATGGAATATGTCCATTGAATCGATAGGTGACAATACGGGTATAGTATTTTCAATAACTTCCAGTGGGCAGATTCAGTACACTTCTCCTGCCTATGCTGGATTTACAAGTGCAGATGTTAAATTTAGAGCAATAACAACGAGTTTCTAGGTTCTTTTAACAACTAGTTAAGAGGAATTTCAACAAATTAGGGGTATAGTTATGGTAAAATCGGGTAAAAAAATGTCTCCAATGGAGGCTAAAGGTAAACTAGCTAGTCTTCAGGAGCTAATGAAAGACATGGATAGCATGATGATGGATGGAATGAAAGGCAAAAAAGGTATGGCTAAAGTATCTGTTATGTCTGACTCTCCAGAAGGATTGAAGGAAGGTCTTGAAAAAGCAGAAGATGTGCTTGAAGATGAATCCGATGAAGGATCTGAAGTTACATTACCTAAATTTGGTTCAAAACAAAAATCCGGTGCTCTTATGGAAGAAGAAGAGTTTGAGGAAGATTCACAAGATGATTCAGAAGACGAATCAGAAGATTCATCTGAAGAAGAATTAGACCGTAAAATTGCAGAATTAATGGCGAAAAAGAAATCGAAGAAATCTAAACAAATTTAATTAAGGGTGTAGAACATGGCAAAACGCCCTCATTACACTTCAAATGAGCTAATTGAAGCTGTAAAACGTAAAATTTCAATGCCAATTACACAGGTTACTTTTTCTAACGACGAAATATTAAATTTCGCAAATGAAGAATTATTTCTTGCTCAAGTTCCTAGTATTATGCAATATCATGAGGAATATTTGGTGTATAGACACAATGTACCCCTAGTGTCTCAAATACAAAAATATGATATTCCTGATAGAGCGATCGGAATGAAATTGAGGGATCTTTTCTTTAAAGACGATAATGGTAACTTGTATGAAATGACAAATACAGGGGCTTCCAATCAGGATTATTTCCAACAAAATTCATTTGGTGTTAATATTCCTCGTTATTTTTTCGTTGAAAACAATTCAATCGTTTTATCAACTGATATAACTAATTCAGCTCCCGGTTCTTTAGAAATGATATATTATCTAAGACCAAATTCACTAGTTGAAAATGAAAGAGCAGCCATTTGTATTAATTTCACTAAATTAATTACTATCAATAGCGCATCATTATCCGAGGATGCAGGTGATACATTAAAAATTAATGGTCATATTATCACAATACCTGTAGAATGGGAACCCGGTGTTCCAAGTGGTGTGAGTTCATCAACTGACGCTTCTAAAATTAATCAATTAATAAATTCTTTAAATATGGATGGTGTAACATCGACCGTTAGTACAAATACAATAACTATAAAATATGAAAATAGGAATATGGATATTGTATCTAGTAACTCCGCTGGTATTTCAATATCAACAAAATTAGGTATTCAATGTTCGCACGTTCCTGATCATTTCACAGATCGTTTACTTGTTGATTTTTTACAAACATCAGGTGGACATAAGACATATGTGTTTGATATAAGAATCCCTACTGGTGCAATTTCAGCTAATACTCTATTTTTTGAAGATTCAATTGTCCCTAAAGAGTTTAAAATTGACGATTATATTTGTGAACAATACGAATGTATAATTCCTCAAGTACCAAGTGATTTACATAATTTACTTGCTGAAAGAACTTGTGCTAGAATATTAGAAGCATTGGGTGATCAAGCTGGATTGCAAACAGCTAATGCTAAAATTGCAGAATTAGAACAAAGACAAGCAACTGTTATTGATAATCGAGTTGAAGGTGCGCCTAAAAAAGTATTTGCTAGGCATAGTTTGTTAAGATACGGTAAAGCTCGAAAATCTAGAGGTAGTTCTTTATAAAAGGAACAATAAATGGCTTCAAATGCTATATTAGCTGCGGCAGGTTTAGTTACCTCCCCAAATCAATTAAATACACAAGAAGGATCACTATCTGAAGCAAGTAATGTCGTCATTAAAAGAGATGGTATTATTGAGCAAAGAAGAGGTTTTTCAACATACGGTGACAATTTACCTTCCTCAGTAAATAGGGCGAAGCAGATAACGTCATATCGTCAACGAATACTAAGACATTATTCATCAAAATTACAGTTCGACTCGAATGGGGTTGGTAGATTTGTTGATATCGATGGGTCAGTTATTGAGACTGAGACAGGATTAAGAATTAAATTCGTTGAATCCAATGGTAATCTATACTTTACAACACAAAATGGTATTAAAAAATTATCAGCTAAGGATTCTGCTGATTTAGCGATTATGTCGGTTGAAACTTCCGGAATTGAAAAAGCTCTAGATATCAAAGCAAGTACTAAAATTATTGATAACTTACAATCAGGATTCTTACCTCAAGATTCAACAGTTGCCTATCGTGTAGTATGGAATAAAGAAGATCGAAATAATAACTTAATTACTGGTGCTCCTTCACAAAGGGCAATTGTCAGTCTTCCAATGTCTCAGTTGATCATTCGTGACACAATGCGACTATTACAAAAATTGGATGAATTAGATAATTTAGATCCTAGTACTGCTAGGATTGACGATGGTAACTATTTACAAAATTTAAAATTGCAATTATCTTCTTCACCGACTGAATTAAGATCAAACTTGATCGCATTGGCGGCTAAGCTCGATAATGATATTATTTTAGCCAAACAATCTGTTTCAACACCTGCTCCTGTAAGATTAACAGGTGGTTCAATTGATAACGGTGTTGCAACTATTACATTTGAAATGGTTACAGCTGCTGATTTAGCTGCTTTGAATGCTCTAGTTACAAAACAAACATATATTATTTATAAAGCTCTTGATACTAGTAAATTATATCAATGGGATGGATCTGCTTTTATTGAAAAAGAAATACTTAAAGATTATTTTTCAAGTGGATTAGGTATCTATCTTTCAGGGTTCTCGTTATCTACAAGAGAAGAAATACAGACAATTAAGTTTACTTTAAGTGATGCTCCTACTACCCCAGACTCTGGAAATTTAACGATTAAATATAAATTGAGTGAATCTGCTGCTATACCTTATACAGCATCTAATGCTGATATAAAAAGTGCAATTAGTAAGGTTGATGGTTTAGAGTATATAGAAGATGTTCAAGGATCTTGGTCAACCGGGTTTACTTTAACTTTTTCAAACGTTAGTGGTGATTTAGATCAAATATTAGTTGGACCTGCTACAACTCTTAAAACTGGAGCAACATTTGTTGTAGTCACAACTGGTACAACTCAAAATGGTATTGCTGAAATTGAAGGGGATTTAAATGGTGCCCAGACAGTTTCTCTTGTTTCGGAAAATACAATTAAATTTAATACAAAATCAATAGGTGTTGTCACGGTTGCAACAGACGCTGAAATTAAATATAATGAATTTAGATCAATCCCAAATCCAGTTGAACCATCAATTCCTGCCCTACATATTCAGTTAGAATCTATTCAGGTGTATTTTGATACAATATTACAAACATTACAAAATTTACCAAATTCAATTGTTGCTGAATATGAGCTTTTAAAGTATGCCTCATTGAGTGCTTTTCCTTCTACTGGTCAAATAAAAAAAGTATACCAAGCGCAGGATACAGAAATCAAATATCTGTGGGATGGTACGTCTTATGTTGAGGGTAATGATGATAAAGGTAATTTAGATTCAATTGATTTAACCACAACAGCGAATGTTCAAATCACGTTTACAATCCCTGAAAATATAACAGTAGATGATTTTTATCAAGTATATAGGTCTTCAATTGCACAAGCAACAGAGACTGCAATTTTAGATGATTTAAGCCCTAATGACGAAATGAAATTAGTGTTTGAAGCATATCCGAATCAAACTGAAATTAATTTGAGATCAATTACAATAATAGATGAAACGCCTGAAATTTTTAGAGGAGCTAATCTCTATACAAATGCTGCAACAGGTGAAGGTGCTTTACAAACGAATGACCAACCTCCTTTTGCTAAGGATATCAATCGTTATCGTAACTCTGTTTTTTATGCAAATACTCGAACCAAACATAGACTGGATTTAAATTTATTACCAGTTGAAAATATGGTTCAAAATTATGATGAAAATGATAAACCTAAAATAACAATAACAAATGGTACAACAACAAACACATACAGTTTTGTAACTGGTAAAAATGAAATAGTGAAGGTCGTTGTTAATTCAACTTCTGTTGTTGGTGAATCTTTTAAATTATTTTCAGCAAGAGGATTAAAATATAGGGTTTATTTTAATACATCACCTGTTCTTGATCCTGATGAAATCGGTGTTAAGGTTGAAATTGGTGCATCTCCAACTATTCCGGAGATAGCAATTGCATTGTCTGATAAATTGTCTACTTTATTAGATGATTTTTCAACAACATATGATTCAGCGGCTTCAAATACTGTAATTATCGACAATGTTGAAGTTGGTGAAGTTCAAAATGCAGTAGATGTAAATCCAGCATTCGCAATTAGTGTTGAGCAAGAAGGAAGATCTTCAAAAATAGAAGGTGGAACATTGGATGTGTTACTCTCAACTCAGATATCTCTTGGGCAAGCAGTTGATGAGACAGCTAAGGCACTGGTTGAAGCAATCAATAAAAACGCAAATGAATCTGTCTATGCATTTTATATGTCTGCAGTCGATGACGTACCGGGAAAAATACTGTTAGAAAGTAGATCATTAGAAGATATCAATCCGTTCTATGTTGTTGCTAATAACTCAATCACTGGAGCTTCTTTTAATCCAGATATTAGTCCTGACTTACAAATTACAAGTATTGTGTCTACTTTGGGCGATACATTAATCACTACTGACGGAAATCATAATCTATCTACGGGTGATGAGGTTATTCTTTCTTCTACTAATTCAGTGCCTTCTGTCGATGGAATTCACACAATTACCAAAATAAACAATACTCAATTTTTAATAGATCTATCCATAACAACAAACGGTAATTCAGGGGCTATGATTAAAAAATCAATAGCATTTGTTTCAGAAAATGAATCCAAAATTAATAGAGTGTATTATTCTAAATTTAATCAACCTGAAGCAGTGCCTATAATAAATTATTTTGATTTAGGGGCATCTGATAAAAAAATTATCCGAATCTTACCTTTACGTGACTCATTGTTTGTCTTTAAAGAAGATGGATTATTCCGTATTTCTGGTGAGACAGCTCCGTTTCAGTCTGAATTATTCGATAATTCTTTCATTTTACTTGCGCCTGATTCTTTAGATGTTTGTAATAACGTAATTTATGGGTGGACAACACAAGGAATTCAAGCTTTAACTGAAGGCGGTGCTTCTGTTATTTCAAGAAATATCGATAATATTATTTTAAAAACACAATCAAGTAATTATATTAATTTCAAAACGGTAACATGGGGTATTGGATATGAATCTGATAATTCATATGTATTATTCACAGTTAAAAAAATGGAAGATACTGTTGCACAAATTGCTTACAGATATTCAACAATAACAAATACTTGGACAACTTATGATAAATCTTTTTCGTGCGGTCATATTGCTGATTTTGATGACCATTTTTATGCTGGAGCAACAGACATACCAAACATTGAAAAAGAGAGAAAGACATTCTCAAGATTGGATTACGCAGATCGTGAATACGAAACAACATTAAGTACTGGTAAAATTGAAAATAATAAAATTATATTACCATTTGTCAGTAACTTTGAGGTGGGTGACGTTTTGGTTCAAGATCAAACAATCACAATATACGAGTTCAACCAACTACTGAATAAATTAGATTTAGATAGTGGTCCGTCTTTTAGAGGTAGTTACTTCAATGAATTAGAGATGGTGCAAGGTGATAGCCCTAAAAATTCATTAATTGCATTAGCCGCTAAATTAGATTTAGATACTAATATTGTCGCTAATGATTTTGAAAGTTCAATTGAAAGTAAGGCTGGTTCGATTACATTTATTGAATCTGGATCAGAGGCAATAATAACTTCACCTAATCACGGATTATTGTCCGGTCGAATTATTCAAATTATTGGGTCTAATTCAGTTCAGAATATCGATGGTAAACATACGGTAACGGTCATTGATTCTAATAAATTTAAAATACCGTTAACTGTTGTCACATCAGGCAACACTGGTACTTGGCAAACTTTAGACAGTGATTTTAACGATTTAAAAATATGTTATAATAAAGTAATAACAATGCTAAATAACGACAATGGTGTTAACTTTAGTAATTACAGGGTGATTGATAACAATACTATCCAAGAAACAATAATTACAAATATTGATAGAGTTAAAAGAGAGGTTACAGTTAATTTGAATTTACCTTTAATCGCTGGAACAGCTACCGTATTTAAAGCAATTAAATCTAGTATTACGTATTCACCAAACACATTCAGTGATCCGTTAAATTTAAAGCATTTACGTGAAGCAACGTTGATGTTTGAAACTCGTACTCTCACATCCGGAGTATTGTCTTTTGCTACTGACTTATTGCCTGAATTTATTAAAATTCCATTTAATTTAGATGGTAACGGTATTTTCGGTCATCAACAATTTGGTGAAAATTTCTTCGGTGGATTATCGAATTCTGCACCTTTTAGAACATACATTCCTAGACAATGTCAAAGATGTAGATATATTATAGGTAGATTTAGCCATTCAATCGCAAGAGAAGATTGGCGTTTACTAGGTATGACATTAACTGGTGAAGTTCAACAATCAACAAGGGCATTCAGATAATGAAATTACCTAGTTATAAAAGAATAATCACACAAGATTATGACCAAGAAAATCAAGAATTGGTTGAGCAATTGGGTGGTAATGTTAATGATTCATTCAATCTGATATACTCAGCTTTAAATAATCGACTAACATTCGGTGAAAACGTAGCTAGTACGGTTAAGGACGTTGAAGTTGTTGTAGACTCTACGGGGAAACCAATAAATGACACATCTTTTAGATTGGATGTGATTAATACTCCTGTAATGGGTTGTATTTGCATAAAAGCTACAAATTTAGTAAATTCAAATAGTTATCCAACTGGAGCACCTTGGATTAGTTTTGTACAAAATGATAATTCTATACGGATTTTAAATGTAACTAACCTACAACCTAACACTCGCTATAGTCTTAAAATCATAGCATTAAATTAACAACTAGTAATTAGAGGGCAATAGAAATGATTCCTAACAATCGAAACAAAAAAGGCACAGGATTTACAAACTTGAGTAGGATACTTCAAGCGAGTAAAGGGGCTAGGTTAGGTGGTCAAGTTGCCTCTGGTGTTCAAAAAGTTGGGCAGCAAGTTCGTGGGCAAATCGGTCAGGCTAGTGAACAATTTGAAAAAAAAGCAGGAGAAGAAGCTGCTAAATTCGGTGAAGAAGCAGTTAAGGAACGTGAGAGTGCAATATCATCTTTAGTCCCCACTTCTTCAGGATCTTCAGGTGTTAATGCTCCTCAAGCTGATCAAAGTGAAGCAATTAGAAACATAACAAATTGGAGATCTTCCGAATATAAGGGACCAACTCAATTGGAAGATTATGAGTCATTAGCAAGCAGAGCTACAGAAGCTGAGCAATTAGGTCGTTTGGGTAGAACGTCAGGTGGTAAACAAGAATTACTACGTAGGTTTGTTGGTGGTAAAGATTATTCTCAGGGTGAACAAAGATTAGATACAGCATTACTAGGATTAACTGGTCAATCTGGATTAAGTGAAGCTAGACGATTAACTAGGGGACTTGGGACTGAATTAGCTCAAAAGTCAGGAGTTGCTTCTGAACAAGCCCGTCAATTAGCACAACAAGCTATTGATTTTGGTAAAGACACAACACAGAGTTTGCTTGACAAAAAGGAAAGTGTTTTATCTGGAGCTGAGTACGGTGTCGGTGGCAAAAACTTACGAGATATTGCTAAAGAAGCCGAATCGAAAGAAGCAGGTAGGGCTAAATTGTCTGATGACATTAGAGATTTTAATAATTATTTTCAAGGATTAGTTGCGTCTGGTGCAAAAACAAAAGATCAACAAAGAGATGCATTTTATGAATTATTAGATAAAGCAAAAAATCAAGGATATATTTCACAGGGTGAACTTTCTAATTTATTTGATACAAAATCAATAAATGCTAGTGATGCTTATAATCCTGAATATGACTTTATTTCTCGTGCACAAAACTATGGTATAGATCCGTATGCATCATTAAGTGCATTGGTTACTTCAGGTAAAGCCGCTGAAAATTTAAATTTAGGAAGCGTTGTTGCTGCTGAATCTCCTGAAAGGGCTAGACAACTTAAATTACTAGAGCAATTAGCAGGTGTTCAAGCACCTGAGTTTGCAGATCAGGGTGAATTTAAAAAAGGAACTTTAGGATTTGAAAAAGGAACTCCTCTATTTAAACAACAAGTACTGGATAAGGAAGTTAAAAAATACACCGATGATTTAAACAAAGTAAAATCAGCCTTGCCCGGAACATCTAAAAATGCAATCAATGATTTAGGTAGATTCCTTAACCAATCATCAACATCGATGGGTCCCGGTTGGCGAAAACTGGAAACACATGAGGCACTAGTTCGAGATATAAAAAATGGTAAATTTATAAATTTAGATAGTTACCCACAAATGAAACATCTAGGTGGCTATAAAAACGAAGTAAGAAAAATTGTAAATAATTATAATAACTTAATATCCCAAAGAGATGTTTTAACTCCGAATTTAAAAAAAGCAACAGATTATAAAACAAAAATAGATCAAGAACTAGCATCGATTGATAATCCCTATGCTACTACCCCGGAAGAAACTGAATAATGAAATTATCTTGTTTTAATATTGAAGCTGAAATTTTAATGGAAAATGGAAGCTATAAAAAAATAGGCGAAATACAAAAAGGTGAAAAAATCGCTTTGGGTGGGGAAGTTAAAAACATTTCACCAAGAAAAGATACTGAACTATATCAATATGATAATTTAAAAGTTCAAGGAGATCAAGCTGTATTTGAGTCTGGTGTTTGGACACTTGTTAAAAATTCAAAAAAAGCATATCCTATAGGTGTCGAATCTGCTATAGTGCATTTTATTGAGACAGATAATCACCTTATTGTAACAAGAAATACTATATGGGCTGATATTTTAGGTTCAAAAGATATAGATTATGAATTAGAAGTTTTGAATCAAAATAAACCTCGTAATATTAAATTAGAAAGATTCTTGAATGAATATTTTCAAGATGAAAAAAATAAATTAAAAGAAATTAAAACACCATTTTAAGGATAAATTATGTCATGGGCTATTGCCGCTGCAGCCGCAGCACCGATTATTGGAGGTATCGCTGGTAACTTGATGGGTGCCGGTGATCGTAAAAAAGCAATGCAACTGATTAAAAAAGGAGTCGCTGAATTAAAAGCAGCTGGGTTTCCACCTGATCTTTCTACTCCTTTACTGCTCAGACAATTCCAAGAAATTGGAATAATGACTCCTGAGTTAGAACAAGATATTCAAATTGCAGCATCTGAAGTTGCTGAACTAGAAGAAGATCCCATTCTTAGAAATAGTCAGCTCGAAGCTCTTAATGTTTTTAAACAAATGGGTAGAACCGGATTTGGACCAGAAGAAAGAGCTGCTTATAATCAAATGAGACAACAGCAGCAACAAGATCTCCAATCAAGGTTGGCAAGTCAAGATCTTGAAGCTCAACGTAGAGGTATGGCACAAGCAGGTGATACTAGAGCACAACAATTACTTTCAATTCAGGCAGGTGCCGATAGAGCATCAATGGAGGGTGATAGACTTTCTGCTATGTTAAGTGAGAGAATAAGAGAGGGAGCTACTGGTATGTCTAATGTTGCTTCCGGAATAAGAGGACAAGATTATCAAGCTGAACTAGCTCGTAGGCAAGCTAAAGATTTAAGAGAACAATTTAGAGCGGAAAACGCAATGGCTCGTCAAATGAGAAATGTCGGTGCATTAAATGAACGACAACAAAGAGAGGAGCAACAAGCTATGCAAGTTGCAACTGCTAATACTCAACAATTTAATGCAGAGCAAGGTAGACAGCTTGATGCACAAAGACAATATTGGAAAGATAAATTAGATAGGGCAACGGCATTAGCTAATGCATACAGTGGACAATCGACAGCACTTCAAAATCAAGCAGCAAACACTGCCAGTATGTGGTCTGGTATCGGTTCTGGTATTGGTCAAGGATTTGGTGCTTATTCTCAGGCACAATCTGATAATCGAAAGAATGACATTGCGGCTGCTAAATTAGATCAAAGCGGAAGAGATTATTTAGATAAGCTTAAAAGGCAAGGATAGTTGAATGAAAAATCAAGACGTTAGTTATGTTTTTTCTGAAGAAGAATTAATGGATATTTTGTCAGATAATTCATCTGAAATGTCTGATGTTCCTAAGAAAAAACCTTTGCCACAAAAGCCATGGTGGATTGATCAACCTGAATTAGCTCCAGATTTAAGACCTGATTCAGATCCAATGGGGACGAGAACGCTTCATAAGAGCACTAACATGGCTGATGATGCAATTGAATGGATGAAAAATCAACAAAGTCGTTTCGGAAAAATAAAAAATCAGATAAAATCAGCTACTCCCCTTGCTAAGCAGGTAGGGAAGAAAGCAGTTAGTGCAGGATTAGGAGCGGCAGGTCTTTTGATACAAGAAGGACTTGGGGCAGAATCCGGTTCAGATGATGCAATTATTGAAGATCCAACACAACCATTGGAAATTCGTAAAGCAGCAATGATGCGTATGAAAAATAAATATTTAAAACCTCAGGAAGAAAATGAGTAAAACCAAAGCTTTGAAAGAATTAATTGAGGAATCCCCCGAGCAAATAGCTAAAATCATTCGCTCGCTAAAGGGTGAAGCAGATGATGCTGCAACTAAACTTGGTTCAGGTAAAAATTTAGAAGAACTTAAAAAAGCACAGGAAGCGATTGCTGAGCAAGCTAGAACGTCACAACCTCCGGCTTACCCTAAAAATGTAGTTCAAGATGAATTAGCAAATACACAAGGATTTAAGTTAGAAGGTGCTCCTTATACAAAAGAAGCAGTGATGGTTCCTGAAGGATCATCTGTCCCTGCAATTAGAAAACAAACCTTACCGGAAGTAATTGAAACAACAGCAACTAAAGTAGATGAAGCCCCTGTACTAACATCGACACCATCACAAATGATGTCAAAAGCTAGTCCTAATACGTTGGCTGAAACAGCTGAAGCACTAAAAGGTTCAGTTGATGATGCTTTAACTCCGGGTATGAGTTTAAATAAAAAATTAGGTATAGCCGCAGGGGCAACGGGTACAGGTGCTGCATTAATGTCTATGAATGGGAAAGAACAACCTCAACTAGCTACTCCTCAACAACCGATTGTTAAAGTTCCAACTGAGGTAGCACCACAAATAGCCACTAAAAAAGAACAAAAAATAGAAAAAGATCAAGGAATTTCTAAAGTAGATACTAAGGTATTATCTAATAAATTAGATCAGATAATGGCATCTCTCCCAAAGGATCAACAACCGAAAACGCAAGAAGAAGCTGACCAGATGAAAATGGATTATGCTACTATGTTAGTTGATGCTCAAAGAACTGAAAATCAACAATCATTGTTAAACAATCTTCTAAGAGCTGGTACAACTATCGGTGCAGCTATTGCAGGTGTAAAACCTGATTATTCTGGGGTTGAATCATTAGAAAAACAAGCTGGCAGAGGCGTTGCTCAAATTAAACAGTTAATGGAGACTGATAAAGCAGAAAGAGAGCTTGACAATGAAAAGAAAATGGCAGACCCTAACTCGGATATATCAAAGCAATTGCGTTCTCTTTTGGCTAAAGCTGGATATCCAGTTGCAGAAAATGTTTCAGCTAAGCAGCTTAAGGATATGGGAATTAATCCTTACAATCTTTTAGCTCAAGACAAACAACAACAAACAACATTAAAAGCTGCTGAATTAAAAGAAGGTAAGAATAAACAGTCCTTCATTACCGGAGCACAAAGATCATTAATGAAGCCATATCAGGATTTTCAAAAAGTAAATTCAGCTTATGAATCATTACAAAAATTAGCAAATGATCCATCTATTAAGCCGGGAGCTAAAGATGTTGCAATGTTATATGATTTTATTAAAAACTTAGATCCGGGTTCAGTGGTTAGAGAGGGTGAAATTGCATTAATGAAGCAAGGGTATTCAAAAGCCGAAGCATTTGAAATGAATTTTAGAAAAATCATAAATTCTGATATTTTAAGTCCCAGTTTTAGACAATCAATGGTTGATATAGCTAAAATGAAAAAAGATCAAGCTGAGCAATCTTATAGAGAAATAGCCCAACCTTTTATTGTTAACGCAGCTGGTTTAGGATTAGATGAAAGTGAAATGAATAAATTTGATTATTTATCAGCTAGACAAAGTGTTGCTCCTCAACAGGCACCGAGTGAAACTTATACACCTAAACAAGAAGCGGCTATTAAAGCATACGCTGATTCTAAGAAGATATCCCGAGAAGAAGCAATACAAAAATTAAAATCAGCTAATCCACCAAGGTTATAATATATGGCAAATAAAGAAGACGATTTTTCAGCATTTGATTCAGTAATGTCTATCCCTGATGATGAATTTACTGCATTTGATACAGCTATGCGAGATACTGCACAACCTAAAAAAAATATTTTCCAAAAAACGGGCGATCTTTTAGCGGAGGGAGCTTCGGCAGGTGCTGAATTAGCGTTGGATACTGTTTCACCATTTGTAACAGGCGAGGCATCTGGTTTAAAAGATTTTTCATTAGGTGCAGCACAAGGAGCAACTTTCGGATTTGCCGATGAAATAGCTGCTAGAGCTAGTCAATTCATAGATCCTTTAATTAGTAAGTTGTCTGGCGAAGAAGCATTAAATGAACAATTGCGTCAACAAGGATTCCAAGTAGAGCAGCCTGAAACAACATATGAAGATGAACTAAAAAGAACTCGTGAAGTATTTAAAAAAGCCGAAGAAGAAAGTCCTTGGTTATATGGTGGAGGATACTTAGCTGGTTCTTTACCTTCTGGTCAAGCTTTAGGTGGTGCTTTAAACTTAGCAACAAAAGGTACAAGACTTGCACAATTAGCACAAGCAAGCAGAGCTGGTAGAATTGGTAAGATGGCTGCTGAAGGTGCATTGGGTGCTGGTATAGAAGCAATTGGATCTTCTGAAGGATCAATAACTGGAACACCTGAACAACAAGAACAACTAACTGGTGACATAGCGACTGGTGCTGGTATTGGAGCAATCGCAGGGGGAGGTATTGGTACTTTAAGTGAAGTTGCTGTACCTGCTGCAAAGAAGATGTTGAAACCTGTTTCTGAAAAAATTGGAGAATTTGTAGAAGAAACACCATTTTTAAGACAATTAGGTGTTTCTGCTAAGTATGGTGAGCAAGGTATTAATCCAGTTGCAGAATCATCCAGAATTAAAACCACTTTAGGTGAAGAAGGATTAGTAAGAAGGGATACCTCTAGAGCACAAGGTTTGATGGATGAAATTCTTACGGCAGATAAAACCTTAGCTAGTGGAATTAGCGATTCATTGGAAAAGGCATCAGAAAGAGGTGTTAGAATCGATGCATATGAACCACTCCAAAAATCATTGAGACAATTAAATGTTGCATATGATAAATTAGAAGAGATAGGTACAAACACTAGAGGTAAATATATTTTAGATAAAATTGCGAATTCAGTTGATAAAAGCTTAGATCCTTTAGAAGCTAAAATGCTTTTAGATGATGTTGATGCTTTTATTAATAAATTTGGTAGAATTACACCGGGAACAGCAACAACAACTGAAAGTTTAATTGCTGAAAATTTACAATCATTTAGAAGAAATTTTTCAAATAATATTAAAGAAGCTGTACCTGAATATAAGACTGCAGCTAAACGATTTGAGGAATTTAGAAGATTTGTCCCTGAAAGTGTTATTTCCGGAGATTTACCCGTCGAAGTTACTGACGTTTTTATGGGTGAATTAAAAACACCTGAAAAACAATTATTATTAAAATTAAGAGCTTTAGTTAAAAGTGCCACAAAAACAGGTCAGACTGCTGAACCCGTTGGTGAAGCTTTTGAAAATGTTATTCAAGGAATTAAAAAATTTGAACAAGCAGAAGCGGCTAGGGGATTAAAAAGTCCATTACCTAGAACAGGTGAAGAATATTTTGAATTAATTAAAAATTATGCAGATGACGCAGCTGCTCGTCGTCAAATGGCGAGTGTTGAAGAAATGGCTTCTATACAAAGAAATATTCCAGCAGCTGTAATGGAAACAGGTAGTACTTTTAGATCGGGGGCACTAACTACAGCAAATCTATATGGTCAAGCTAAAAGAGGAGCGAGAAAACTTTCTCAAAAACTTTATACAGCACCTAGAGAACAATTAGATAGTTTAGCAAATAAATTATCGTCTGTTCCCGGGTTAGGATCATTAGGTAGAGCGTTAAAAGAAGGAGTGGAATCGAATGATTCATTCAAGAAAAATGCTGCTTTATTTTCAATAATGCAAAATCCAAGTGCTAAATTATTAATAGATTCTGAAGATGAGTGGGAAGAATAAAATGTTAGAATATTTAAAATCTCTGTTGATTGCGTCTTTGGCAGTCTTTGCGCCAATAAAAGCGGTCATTATTGTCACTGGTGTATTGGTTACAGCAGATTTAATAACTGGTATATTAGCTGCTCATAAGCGAGGGGAAAAGATTACCTCAGCTGGTTTAAGACGCACAGTAACTAAAACAGCTGTTTATTTAGCTGCCGTATGCTTGGGATTTTTAGTTGAAAAGTATATGATTGATTCAATTTTACCTATTAGTAAATTGGTTTCTGGTATTATTGGGGTTGTTGAATTAAAATCATTAATGGAAAATTTAAATACAATACATGGATCTGATTTATTTAAATCGGTAATTGAAAAATTAGGTTCTATAAACGATAAGAAAAAAGAGTAGTTGTGGCTCGTAGAAAATTACAAACATTAAATGAATTTTTGACTGCACAAAAAAATTCAAATGAACCTTGGAACGAAGAGGATCGATTGCGTTCTTTTATTAAAAATCCTCCAGATTTAGATAAGTCAACAGACGATGAGTGGAGAGCTTTTTTTGAAAGAGAAGACCAGCTTTTAAGGCAAAAAGAAAAACCTCCAAAATTAAATATTGATGATTTTGATATTTTAAATACAAAATCTTCTGATAGTGTATTTTTAAGAGAAAAAGCAACAGGGAATATAGTTGGCGAATTTCCATATAAAAATTCTAAAATATATGTTCCGCAATTACATAAATTACGAGGGCAAATGGATGTTCCTTTAGAAGGATATATAACTATGTCTGGTCCTCATTTAGAACCTGAGTTTAGACAAAGAGGACTAGGTGAACAAGTATATAAAAAAATAGAAGAACTTACCGGAAAAAAGATTTTACCAGATACAATGTTGAGCGACTATTCCTCAGCTTTACATCAAAAAAAAGGTTTAGGTAAATCATTTGGCAAACAAGAATACGAACCTGACATAATAAAATTAGTATCTGATAAATTAGACCAATTAGAAATTAAAGATCCAGAGCTAAAACAAAAATTAGCAAAAAACGCTTTTGAAAATTTCAAAAAAAAGATGCTGAGTGTAGGGGTTACTGATTTTAAATCAGTTGCTCCACTATTAGTGAAAGGTGGTATTGCTGCTGGAACAGGCGGTCTTTCTTTAGCAGCCGAAGCTGCAGAACAAGCTTCTGAGTCTGAACCAACTGGAGCAAGTCCAGACAACCCTGATTATTGGCTAGAAAAGGGGGTTAAAGATCCTGCTGAGCAAGAAAGATTAGCTAAATTGACAGGATTTAAACAACGTTTAACAACTGGAATTAACTATAATAAAATACCAAGTGCTCACGAAAAACCTGAATTAAAAAAATATAAAGAGGCAGTATTAGATGCTGAAAAAGAAGGAACTTTATTGCCTAATTATGTTGAAAAAATTCCAGAAGAAGATATATTTTCTAAATTAGAAGCTCTTAAAAGATTAAAAAAATAAATAATGTGAAATATAAAGCTTTAACAACAGAACAAAATAATACATGGCTTTTGAAAAATTAAAAAAGAAAATTCAAGGTAAAACTTCTAGTGGGTCTGTGCCTACAAATCAAAAATTATATTCTCAAATTAAATCAGAAGCTAAGTCTAAATTTGGCGATGATTATCCTTCCGCATATGCTTCTGCTTGGATTGTAAAAACTTACAAGAAACGTGGTGGCGGATACAGATGAGTCTTAAGCGTTGGTTCAAAGAAAAATGGAAAAAGAAAGTTGGAGATAAGTACGTTGAATGTGGTTCTGACGAAGGTCAAGATGATGCAAAATGTCGCCCTGCTAAAAGAATAACTTCGGAAACACCTAAAACGTGGAATGAACTCAGTCCTTCTGAAAAAAGAAAAGCAATTACAGATAAAAATAAAGCTAACCGTGAAGGAAGACAATACGGTAAAGTTAGATTCCAAAAATTAAAAAAGAAAATTAAGTCTTAGTTTTTCAATTATTCTACTTTCTTTTCTAAGTCTTCCGCTCTTTCAACATAGCTTAGTTTGTCTTGTGCTTTTTCTCTAGTAAAAATGCATCTATTTCTGGCATTATTTCTGTTATATATTTTCTTTTTTTCATCTCTTGTTTTATTTAATTTTGGTCCACCATGATTGAAATTCGCATTATTTTCTTCTTCCATAAAAGCATTCATCCATTTCTTTTCTTCTGGACTTAACTTGTGAAAATAACTTTTAACATCCTCAATAGCATCTTGCCTAGTCTTTAAATTGACACTTGGCTCAAGGGCAGGATACTGAAAAGAGTTTCTTTTATTTTGTTTTTTTGGTTGTTCGCTTGATTGTTTTTTCTCTTTTACGTTTTTTTTCGTAAATTTCTTGGATTTTTTTGTAGTTTTTGACATGATATAAATCACCTTTATTGTTTACCAAATAAGATTCTCCATATTGGGTCTTGGTTTTTTCCCAAAGTTTATCCCCCAATAAAAAAAAGTTTAGTTTAGCCATTGGATTTCTTTTAATCTTAAGACAATGTTCTCTGTAAATATGATATAGTATTATACACGGGACGGGCACTGGACCTTTCTTTATTCCTGTATCTTCCAAAAATCGCATAACGTGTCGAGTAAATGCTTCCGTCGTTAGTCTCATCCTCCTTTTTTTATTTGATAGTATCTCTAGTTGAGCGTGGTAATGAAAAGCGTTTCTATTGATGTAAACCATTTTGTTAACAATTCTAAAGTATTGTCTCATCTGATTTATGAATGTCATCTCTTTAATACGACTGTCGCTTGTTGTCTTCCTATAAAGAAGAACTAAAGCTTTTAATGGAACAGGATATTTACCTGATTTAATATCGAATTTATGTATAAAGTCTAGTAGAGGGGTTTGTACTATTTGGACTTGTTGTAACTCACCAACATCCGTTGATTCAGCTGACTCTAGCTGTTCAAGTAGTTCTTCTGCGGTTAGCTCGCTTATGTGTTTGATTTTTTTATCTAACAAGCAAAGAAGCTCCATATACTGCAAATCCAGCTGAAATTATTCCTAATCCAAACCAAGTTGCTCTTTGCCAATTAGACATTGTTTCTGCTTTTTCTGTTTGCTTAACAAGTCTTTCGTTTTGATTTAATAAGATCTCAACTTGAAGTTTTTGATTTCCAATTATTTTTTGTTGTATTTCTGAATTATCTAGAAGTGTTTTATTGAATATTTTAAATTGATCTCTTTCAATTAACTCGTTTCTTATTTGTTCTGATTTTTGTTTTGTGAAAAGTATTCCCGAAAAAGGAGCAGGAGTTCCTTTATTTATGGCAATTGAATCCTGAGCAAAACCATTGTTAGTCAGGCTTACGATTATTAAACCAATCAGCAAGTTCTTGATCTGTTTTAGGTTTATCATTTTTTTGTTTTTCCAATTCCTCAACTCGTTGAGCTGCCTTTGTTAAATTATCTATAACTTGTTTAGCCATTTCCGCATTTTTACTTTCTATATCTTTTACTTTTTCAACAACTTTATTATTTTCTTGTCTGGTTGATTTATTTCTAAATAAGGTCATAACCCCAACCCCAGCAGCCCCACAGATTATAAAGATGACTAAATTCAATAATTCTTCCATTTATAATATCCTAATATATATTTTTTTAAAAGTATACAATATTTTTAATTATTTTTATCTTCCGGTTCCCAAGCTGTATCTAGAGTTCCAATTTGTTTAAGATATGTAAAAGGTGGGAGCATCCCCGCTTGTTCCAATGCTACGAGTATCCTTTCATTCAAAGGCACAAATCCTTCTAAATTACTTATATCCGCTTTAATCCAATCATCAACGAATTTACCATATTCATCGTCTATGATTTTCAATGCTTCACTTCTTTTCATTATGCCTTTAATAGGTTGTAAACAATAACACCATCTAAGCAGAATCCCAGAACAATACTAAATGGTATAAATGTTGGTTTTTCTAATTTTATTAATATTGTCACAAATAAAGTTGCCAAATTTAATCCTTGTTTTTCTTTCTTTTTTTATTAAAATGCTCACGCATTGCGTCTTCTCTTAATGTCTTACTGTTGTGACATGATGCACAAATACCTTGTAATTGTTCGGGTTCGACAAATAACCTAACAATATAATCATCCCAAGTTGTAAATCCAGTTCTTATATCAATTACTGGATCGATATGATCTATCTGTATTTCTTTTTGTTTAAAGATATCGCCACAATCTTCGCATTTATATTGACCCCTGTCTACTCGTATTCTTTTGTAAACAGCGTCCCTAGCCCACCAACGAAGTGAGGCTGAACGGAGAGTAGCCTTAACAAACGTATTTAAATTTTGTTTTTTTGGTTTCTTTTCGCTCATTATAAATCTTTTAATATCTCTTGATTTTGCAATTCTTCCAGATATTCCATTTTTTGAATTGCTCGATTATATAATTCCCTTGATTCATCATTATTTAATGGAACTGTTACATTCTTAAATTTTAATCTATACCAAGGTTGTCTTTCTAATTCAGCAGGATAAACCACTTCTTCCGCTTTTAAGTCTGAATCAATTTCAACTGATGTAAAAAGAACACTTACGTGATTCATTTCAATTTTTCCAGAAAGTTCAATTCTATTTCTACATCTTGTGTAATAATTCATTTAATACCTTCCACTTTGTCATGAAATGGCTTAGCGTCTGTCCTATTTTCACATTTAGGTTGATTGCATTTACGCAAATACCACTTACCATCTGGTCTATTGTATACTATAAGTTTCATAACTCCAATAGAACAAGTGTGGCACTTCCACTTATCTTCTAATTCTTTGAATTTTATTTCTTTGTCACCTTCAATTTCTTTTAAATTTTGTTCTTTTTTAGCACCCTCTAGTAACTCTTGTAGGCTTAAATCTTTAGTTTTACCTTTCAAAAATTGAATATTTTTTTGAAAAGCAGCCTCGTATGTCTTTAATTCTGATTTTAATTTATCAAGCTCTTTATCCTTTCTTTTTAATGCGTCTTTAAGTCTTTTAACTTCTCCATCTCTTTCCTTCTCTGGATACGAAAGATGCTTACCTTTAGCCACAAAACCTCTCAGTCTAGAGTAATATTTAGGAATATTTGATTGAAATTTATAACAATTTCAGCCAAAACAAACGGTGCAAATACACCTATTGAAAAAGCACTAATAAAAATTAATATCAGTCTGAGTATTGTATCCTTCAATTTCCTGAACTCCCGAAACCATTTTGCCCTCTGTTAGTATCGCTCAATTCTTGTACTTCTACAAGTTCAATTTGTGGATAGGGTAAAATAATTAGTTGACCAACCCTATCTCCAATATTATATAGTTTTTCATCAAATAGAGGACTTTTTAAATCAGATGTTCTCTTAAATCGGATCTTTATCTCTCCCCTATAGTTACAATCGATCACACCGACCGAGTTGCATTGCAAGAGATCGTATTTAGAAATACTAGATCGAGGAAACAATAATCCCACATAGCCATTGGGTATTTCAATTGCCAGTCCAGTCCCATACTCAATAAATTCAGTTTGTGCATTAATGCTAATTGCTGTTAAATCTAGACCAGCATCTCCCATTTTGGAATAGCATGGGATATGAGCAAGCTCGTTTATTTTTTTGACATTGACTGGTAATAAAGATCCTAATTGTATTAACATTTCTTTTGGAGTCATTTTTTTCCTTTTGTATATGGGCACCAAGGTGAATTACAGGGAGTATCACCACAGAAAGGACATTTCATTTCTTGTACGTCATGGTGTACCACAGATTTATCTCCGCTCTTAATTGATTTAAATCTATATTGTTATCAATAATTAGATCGTACTCGTCATCATCGCCTAAATCGTTTTCACTAATATGACTATCTGCTTTATCTTCGGATAATTTTCTTTTAACTAACCCTAGTGTCGCCCCTATATTTACTAATGTTTCCCTCTCGTTTTGAAGCCGAGCGTCTGCGATAACTATAGGTTTTGGTGTTTTTTTTATTTGTTCTAATAACAAGACAATAAATACATCATCTCTGACATTTTTTCGTATTAGGTCTGTACCAATCGTTTGCATTAATTGTCGAGGAGTTTTAATTTCCATACCATAAAATTCTTCAATGTTTTCTCTAGTTTCATAATCTATTGCAAATCCCCACTCTTCGGTTATAATATCTCTTACCTTATCTAAGTGTGAGTAATCTATAGTTATAAAATCATCTAATTCATTATCTTTTTTATTTTCATCATATAATAAATCTTTATCTAACCTAAAAACCTTGATCAATAAATCCTTTAATGGTGTTGCCAATGATAATTTAATAAATCCTTGGTCTTTAACTAAAAAATTAGCAATCGTGTCTTTACCGCTTTTCTTTTTTCCAGATAAAGCTAAAATCATATTTTCTCCTGAAAGAATTTATCCGCTATTAAATCTGACCAAAAAATAATTTCAGCACTATGATCTGCAATGATTTCACAAAATGTTTCTTCTGTCTGTAATGAATCATGAGATGCCGTATGAGTATTTGTCATTGAATATAATAGATGCCCTATTTCATGTCTAATATCTTTAACACACCAATCACTTTTTCGAAAGTGAACTTCATAATGAGTTGGAAGAGTCATTGCTACGCTGCAATTATCCTCTTCTTTCTCATTATTATTATGAAGTTTATCAAAGTTTTTATCGGTCATCAATCGAAATGTCCAATCCCTACCCTTTATATTCAAAACTGTTCTTTTTTCATTTTTAGGAATCATTTTTTACTCCAAACATACTGGAAAGCTATGATAAAATGGATCTGGTCTATCTTGCGTTTCAATATAGTAATTGATTGTTTGTGATGCTTCTGAGTCATATCCATTAATTTCACTATAGCTATCCTGTCCCGGTAATGAAGCGTTGACTATAACTCTTCCTCTACCAAACATTGTTTTCTCGTGAAAATGTCCAAATCTAGCAAAACGAATTAATTGTCCTACTTGTTTACTTCTTTTAGAAATATGTGATTCACATGATTTACGAGTAACTCCACCTTTAATAAAATTACCGTGTTCATATAAAACGGCTGAATTATAAACACTCAACACATGAAAAACCCCATCAGGAATAATAAAATGTATGTGCTTAAATCCCGCCAATTCACACATTTGTTCAAGCATTTTGTAAATAATCCACGTAAGGTTTTCTCTACCCGGATCTTGATAAGTTTGATGTTCATCTTCACGGTCATGATTCCCTGTTACACATACTACAGTCATTGGTATTCCAGTTGAAGCAACTGGTACAAAATAATCTTCAAATAATGATTTTACCGCATTTACAACCTGCTCACTGTTACCATATTCAGATGCCCTTCTAGATTCTATACCATGAAAGGTTGCATTTTCAATAATATCTCCACCTAAAAACGTAATTAATTTTTCAATATTATACAATTGTGAATATCTTTCAATTTCCGAAAGAAAAACTTGTCCAAACTTTTTCATTCTTCGTTTAGCCACTTCAGTATTGAATGTTTTTGTTTTTTTACCGTAATGTAGATCAGTTAGCATCGCCTCTATTGTCATTTTTCGTTTTTTCTTATCGATTATAGGCTTGATTACTTGTGGTTTGGTGAATTTTACGTCGTCTAGTAGGTCTTTGATCTCTGATAATAGGTCTTGTCTTTTTTGTAGGTAGTCTACGACAATTTTATTCTCTTTGAGTACTAGAGATTTTGCCTTTTTAGCTCTATTAGCTTCTTTTAAGCTTTCGACAACGGCATTTGTTTCAAACTCAAACCCCTCGTAGCGGTAAAATGCTTTTCTTAGAGCATTTGCGCTAAATCCCGGGAAGTCTTCAGTCATTTCTGTCCAAGTTTTCTTGGATTCCTTCCTTAGTTTTAAAAGTTTAATTATTTCTTCGTCTTGCCAGTGTTTAGATGCCATTATTTCTCTCCAATCGTTTTAAATGATGATTATAAGTATCTATTAATCTAGTGTAATCTTCAACAGATGTACAAATTTCATTATAAATCTTATTAATATCATTGTTTTTTTCACAAAACTCAGCGATAGTTTGGGCTGAACTAATCAATGCGTTTCTTATATTATTTAACTCCACTAAATGAGCTTTTACTCTTTTTAACTTCCTATAATCGCTTAAATTAATCGTCAAACATTCCGATTCCGGCTCTTGATCGTTCGTTGAAATTTTTTTCATAATTTTCAATCTCCTTAATCATCTGATCAATCACCGTATTGGGGTCCATCGCATTAATTTCCGATCTAACAATAACTTCCTGTAGTTGTGCTGGCGTAAACTTATCACATTTTTTACTTGCGATCTTACCCAGAGCCACTTCATCTAACATCTTATCAACATCGTAGAATTTAATCAATCTAACTCTCGCCTCTGATGGTGGAAAATCTACTTTTATTTTTTCATCAAATCTTCCCGGTCGATTAGTTAAATTACCCATGAAATTTTCAATGTAGTTCGTAGTTGCTAGAATAAGGGTTGGGATTTTAAAAGCCTTCTCTTGGTTGTCAAGTAACGCAAGTAGTGAGCTTTCTGATCTCATCCTAGCTTGGTCAATTTCAATCCCCCCGATATCTTCAACAACTAATATCATTTTATTTGGACCGATGTAATTAAGATGCTTAATAAAATCTTTAACATCACCCGCTTCTATCTTATCTGTATGCCAAACTAAAGTAAAGTATTCTTGATTATCTTTAACAGAGTTGACTGCTTCAGCGATTGCTGTTGTCTTGCCTGTGCCGGGAGGACCATACAGAAGGATTCCTCTTTTTGGAAATACTTTATGTTTTTCGTATACTGTTAATCTTGAAAAGAAGTTACCGATTTTTTCGAGAATCTCTTTGGTATTAATAAAGTCTCTTAGCACGTTGTTTTGCATGAATTCTGTTTTTTCTAGTGCAAGTCCCATCGGTGTTTTAACAATTGTATACACACCGGGTTTTGCATCTACCATTTCCATGCTTTCTTCAGGAGATACGTATTCCATTTGAATGAATTGCCCATCATCGGTCATTGAAGCGAAATCACTTTCTTCAATTCTATCACCCTTACTAAGTTCTGATAATTTTATTTTAGATGTTACTTTAAAATGACCACGACTCATTTAAATTCCCCTTTTACAGAATATTACAGCTTATTTATTAAATGGTATACTATTTATTTTCTTCTTTTTTAGCACCGCATTTAACACAATCGTAAACGGTATTGAATACCAATTGTGTTGCTTTCCACTCGTGTTTACATTTTTTTTCAGTTAAATCTTTTTCAATTGTATTCCAATCTTTCATCCAGTCAGTTTCCCAATCATCCGAATCAAACCCCATTTGAGTTGCTACATCATATAAGTCATTCATGTTAAATGACTGATTTGGTGAAGTTGATGACTGATATTTTTTAGATTTGTCTATAGGAACAATTTCAAAATCAGTTCCATTGTAGATGATTTCATAATCTTCATCATCTTGTGAATATGACATTGAACACGGTTTAATTGAAAATGGATAATTATCATCCAATCTTAATGATACTTTTTTCATTTTACCTGACATGGTTGAGGTGCATTTAATTTTGCATTAACATGTAGAATTACAAAAGGTAATCCTAGTGTAATTAATAAGTTAACCACTACTAAAGTTATTCTTACTTTCTCATACTTTGTCATAAAGATTCCGTTAATGGTTGGTTTCTTTTTAAACTATAATTAAGACATAATTCTTTGACAGGTATAACTGTCTCGAATATTTTTATTGTATCATACAAGTTTTTATACAGTCTAGTAGAATTATATTGACCATCAAATTTTTCTACAAGCCCAAGGCTATCGTCTGGTTTGTAATATACCCAGAATCTGTCTCCTTCCTGATAATCGGAACCTTCAAGGGCTTCCATTACTTTTGTTTCGTTAGCTCTTTCAGATTCTTGCATCGTGCTGGACAATGTCTTTCTAGCTGCCCATCTCTTAATATCGTTTATCTGTTTAATTTCACCTGCATATGATTTGTACAATTTACTAATGTGATGATGTGAAGCATCGTAAAGTAAACAGTCTAGTATCTTCTTGATGAATTCTTTTAAAGCGGGGGACTTAGTGCTTGCCTTTATTGCTGATCCCTTGGTACTTATTTTTTCACCTTCTCTGTATGCATAGTTCTTAGCTTTAAACACAACAATACAATCATAGAACGCATCCAATTCGAAATTGATTTCTTCCGGAAGCATACCGTTGATTTCTTTAATTAGATTGTCAACTTCTGTTTCAGTGAATGGAGTATTATTTTTCCACATCGTAATTGAATCTGTGTCACCTTTAGGTACTTGATATCCTTTTGATTTAGCCCATTCGATTGATTGTAATAGGATTTCTCTGCCTCTACGTGTAACTTCAGCAGCACCACCCGGATAATTATAATTAAGCCCAGTTGCTCCCATAAATCCGTACAACGAGTTAATCAGAATCTTATAAGATCCGTCCAAGTGTTTGTATTTAGCTTCGCCTGTTTCTTTTGCTAATTTCTTATTCTTTAATCTCTCGCCTCTCATGTATTCCAGAAACCCTAACATATGACGATTTGGATCTTTATCTTTTGAATACACATCATACTGAAGCATTACAGATGGATATAGTGATGCAATATCCAGAGAGACAGCATTATTGTAAATGCCCGGTTCACCAAAACTGATCGCCCCTTCAAACTCAACCTTTTCATCTGCCTTAGGTATTGAATGTCTATCCTGTAAATACGATCTGACTAGTAGTGCGTTTAGTTGTGATCCACTCGCTGATTCAATAATCAATTGGAATGGTTTAGGAATCATTTGTGCCATATAAAAAAAAGGAGGAACCATTAGATCATATACAGAGAGTGCATCATCACCATCATCCATACAATATTCTTTGATCTTTTCCCACTCTTCTTTAATTTTATAATTATCTCTAATTTTAGATGCATCGTAAAAGACCCGATTCTCTTTCGTTAGTCCTTCTTTTTCAATAATATATTTCAATCCATACGAATCATATTTTCTACCAATATCGTATCTATATGCCAAAAACATCGTATCGACTATTTGACGACCGTATATATTAGCTTTTTTGTAATGTAGATCTCTAGATCCATCTACTCTGAATTTTGATTCATAATTATTAAAATTTAATTCTTTACCTAATCTACCGATTTTAATTCCTTGTACTTGATCGAAATCAGGATCACCATATTCATTCAAGGGTTTGCCTTCTTTAGCCCAAGCTGTTTTACGTCGGCAGTAATCTAAGTAAGGTAAGTCATATCCATAGATATTGTGACCTGCAATTATACTTGGATCATTTTCACACACCCATTTAGCCCAAGCATCGATCATTTCGTAATCGCTTTGATATTCATCGTAAGAAAATAACTTTCTTATTATCTTACCATTTTTTCTCAATGTGTTTGAAATTAATAAACTTTTTGATGATTCGTTATGTTCAAGACCAGTTGCTTCAATATCAAAACACAAGATACTAACTTCGGTATGTTGCATTTCTTTGAAGGAACCGAATCCATCTTTAATCATCATTGCTTCGGTTGCATTGCTTATTGAATAAGTGTCGGCATTTTTAAGTGTATCTTTTTTATCTTTAAGCCATTCTTTAATAGTTGGATATTGTTTACCCCACTTGTAATGTTGTTCGCCTTGTAACCGGACCCATCCTTTACTATGTGGCTTGTTACTTAGTATCCAATATTTATGAGGGGTATTCACAACGTCAATAGAACCATCCTCCAATTCACGGAAGATGGTTGCTACGTCGTCTTTAATTTCAATAGAAACGATTCTAGTTAATTCATTTTTACCATAAATTAATTTATTATTCATAATTTAATTCCAGTCATCATTACCATTATCGTCTCCATTTTTTAGATCCATAAGACCATGAAGTTCGTCCTTCTCGTGATCTTCAAGATCGAAGATTTCACCTGTCTTACCATTCCATCCTAACTCAAGTCTATCCAATTCACCAAGATCATTTTTTAATACATTGATAATCATGTATTTATCTAGATCTTTTGTTTTTGGTGTATAGAAAGGTCTGGACAATCCAATGATACCACGACAAGCTTGGTAGATAAATGAACTACCTTTGATTGCGGTATAACTAGTGATCTCTGTATCTGGTCCTGAACCTAGTGACATCTTATTTGGTTGATAAAGAGTAATTGCTAGAAGGTCTAGATCAATAATTGCATCTTGAATTTCATTAGCTACTTTCTTGGACGCAGCTGTATCATCCGCAACGTCCGAGTTAACTCTTTCAAAATAATCGATTAATAGTAACTTTACTTTCTCACCAGTTGTCTGTTCCACATTCTTAACGAATTCTTTGATGTCAGTAAGACTAGCTGCTGTTTTGTCATAAAACCAAACGTTACCGTATTCTTCTTTTACCTTCTTCAGGATATCAGCATACTTACCTTCTCTAAACGCTTTATACATATCGTCTCTGGAAAGTCCAGTGACGTTGTATACGACCTTTTCGAATAAGCGGTTACGTGACATATCTAGCGATGCGAATACGCTAGTGATACCTTGTTTCGAATTGTTCTTTAATATTTTCAATGCGAGTGCTGTCTTCCCAACGCCCGGACCAGCTACTACACCGATGTTAGAACCTACTGTCATTGGAATAATTTTATCAAGCTGATCAATACCTGTTTTAATTGTGTTCTTTTCAATTTCTTGAATGAACTTAACGAATCCCGGTGCAATAGCTTCGATTGTCTTAGGTGTATCCTCGTCTTCCTTAATATTCAACCCCATCTTGCGAGAATAAATAGCAAGCCAGTTATTGGGATCACGAGTTGTAAATTGTCCACCTTTCCAATTAGGTCCATAGACTTGATCAACAATCAGATCAATTTCTTTCTCAGCAAATACATCTTCACCTGTACGTTTAGCTTGGATTTCAGCAACACCATTTAGTAGGTTTTTTGTTAGTTCTTGTGGGTAATGTAAATTTTTGTACGTAGCTGCCAAACAAAGCATCGAATGGTTTCTTTCACCGTGTCGGAAAAATCCATTTGCTAGTAGCCATCTCGGTTCATCGAAGCCCTTTGGTCTTTGCTTTAAATCAACAGCCGATGTATCAAAAGTTAATTCTTTTTGAATTTTTTCTAAAGGTTTTTCCACTTCGATCTCTTTTAATTCTTTAGGTAATTCTACTTGTACTAGAGTTCTATTGATTACCCTTCTCGTTTTTGCTTTTTCTTTGATTTCTTCAATGTCGAGTTCGACGAGTTCGTGTGGTTCAAGCTCGATTTTGTAGAGTCCCGTTTCTTGGTGCTTCGTGTTCGGGATTCTGACAATCCTGTTCGGGTCATTAACAACTCGGTCGAAGGTACTGAGATCACCTGCGACTTTAAAGACGATAGATTTAAATTGTTCTGGGGTGATTTTGTCGCTGATTCGGACTTCCAGATTGAATCCTTTTGATCCGGTGAAGAAACAACTAATTGCATCTTCTGAAATTCCATATTCAATAAGACGAGTTGCCGCTTTAACTGCGTCAGTTCTTGCCAATTCCAAATCACGCTTACTGTCAAAATCAAAATATAGCCTGTCAGTAATAGTATCCCTAATTCCACTTAAAGACCCCTTTTCTTCTAAATGCTTTTTATGATTTTCATTGTATTTGAATAAACTGATATACCAATCTTTGTTTGGATTCTTTACGAGCTTATCGATGTTTTCATTTGCTTTGACTAGTAACGGTTTGCTATTTAATCCTTCTCTCAAGTTGACGTAAAACATATCTTCCTTCTGTTTCATGTTTGTCTCTTTAAAAAAGAGGGTAGCTTTTAACTACCCTCAGCCCCGAATTTACCTAGTAAGGAGAGTACTAGGTTCTTGAACGAACAACGTACATTGAGAAACGTACTCGATCTGATTGTTTATTTACTTTAGCAGCAATATCATCTGCTTTGTCTTGAGATAGTCTACCTTCAGCCACTGAATCCTCCAACTCTTTTAATCGTTGTGCTTTTGATTCTAAGTTTACAAATTCACCTTCTTTCAGTGTGATCTCTTTATCAATCGCAACGAAGTCTGGTTTACCTTCTGCACCTTTAAGAATTTTACCAAAATAAAATCTACTCTTTTTCGCCATTTGCTTCCCCTTTTTGAATTTCCGCTAGAAATGTTTCTCTCTGTTTATTAAATTCATTCATGATCATTAAGAATTTAGACTCACATAATTTATCTCCTAAATAAGCTAGTTGTCTAATATCGTTTGTTTCATGATTCGGATCAATGTCACCCTGTAGTATAGGGTATTTCACCATAAATTTTAATATTCTTCTGCAAGCTCCACCACTAATATTTTCAATTCCATCTAAAAAAGGTCCTAGATACATTGAATGAACCATAGCAGCTACTTCAAATGGATCATCTGCTCTGTTTTGAGCTGATTGCTCCACCGCTTTTTGAGCTTCTTCACCTTCTAATACTTTAGTTTCTTCCATAATTAATTCCACCCATCGTCTGATTGTGTTGTTTCTTTTTTAACACCAAAACCTGCCTTCTTAACAGGTTCAGTTGCTTTCTTTTCTGTAACAGGTTCTTCTCTTTTAGTTGCTTTAACATCCACTACTGGAGAGTCAGCAAGGCGTTGTCCCTCGTCCAAGTCACTTAAGGCAAATTGAGTACCATATCCAAGAATAGCTAGTGCTCTGCCGATTGCTGATGTTTCAGCTTTCTCTGTATGATCTGGGAAATCTTTCTTTGTCTCCCTCTTTGTTGCCTGTGCTTGACGCAGAACATTTCCTTGTGTATCTTTCACTGTAACATGCGCCTTACAAATTGTTTGGTCATCAGTAACTAGAAGAAACTCAGTGCTAATATCAAAATGCTTTTCAATCTCATTAAACCATTGAAGTCTGTGTCCGACCATCAAATAATCTTTACCTTTCAAATTCACTAAAGGTAGTTCTGTCCCTGCTGGTGTTTTAACTGTCTTAGCCATTTTTATTACCCCCTTAATCCTTCAGCTCGTAAGCTTCGATTTAAATGTTTCTTTTTTAATTTACCAGTTTTTGAGCCAAACTGCAATGCTAATTCTTTTTTAGATTGTTTAAATTCATTTCCATTCTTATTTGTGTGTTGAGCAGTGACATGTACCTTAAACGGAATCTTGTTATTCTCTGGTCTATTACGATTGATCGCATCGAATTTTCTTCGTTGCTTACGATTAAAAGCAGTCAATACAATTTCATCAATGATAGGTGCTTTAATCTTATTGACAGATTCATCTTCGATTACAGCAACGTTTGATTCATTTTCCATTACTTACTCCCTTTTAATTTTTTCACGGTTTGTCTTAATTCTTTAACACCCAATGCTTCATGTGCAGTTTGAAATAACAAGGTGATTGCAGTTGCTTCATTTATTGTTGAATGAATAATTTCCGGCACACTACAAACTCCTTCTGTTGTAAAATTAAATCGAACAACATCAAAAACGATTCTACCATTTTTAATTTGTGGCATAATAGAAACAGCAATATCTTGACGACCACCTATACTAACAGTAGGTTCTTCAACTATGACTTTCTTTTTTTGTTTACTCATCTATTCCTCCGGAATGATTATATCATTAATTTTATTTTGATGGCAATAACTATAATATGGACAAATCACAGTCCCATTATATTGAATACAGGATTTCCAGTTTCTAGGATAAACTTCAGCCTTTATGCCTCTATTGATTTGATTATAATTTTCAACAACTTGCTGTTGGAAAAATTCATCAACCTCATTTATTAGAACCTGAACAACCGCTTCTGGATTTATTTTTTCAATCCATTCACCATTACATCTTGCCCCTTTTACTAAGTTATCACATTTTTTATGTCTACCACCTGAACCGTCGTGCCCACATACTGAACATGTCTTTTCTTTATTTTTTCTAATATTTTTCTGGAAAACAACAAATCCTGCTGTATTAGTGTCTTGGTATTTGTGTTTTAATGAAAAAACGTATAGGGCTAACTGTGGACTAGTGACAACTGCATTTTCTTCGTATGCTCTTGCTGATGTTTTAAAATCAAGGACAATGGGTTTATCATGTCCTTTTACTCTGGCAACCAAGTCTGCAAATCCTAAAATACCATCGCCTTCTTCATTTTCAAGATCAACTTTGACTTGGGTCCCTAGAGTTTCAACAACATTTTCGTCAATCCAGTTAATTGCTGAAGATAGCATAAGTCGTCCTTTTTTACGCATGCTTAGCCAGTTAACTAGATTAAGTATTTGTTTGTCGTTTTCAGATAATTTTTTAAATCCTACTTGGTCTTTTCTTTGTAGGATGTCGTCGATTGTTGCCAAAACATCCTTAATGCCGTGAGTTTTAATAATAGTGTCGTAATCGGATTCATTGAGAAGCTCAAGATCAAGGTCATTATTACTATAGATAATCTCTGTGCAATTGTGTAGTTTTGTGGATTTTCCATTTAACTCTTGTTCTCCCCAGAATTGAATAAATACTTCGTGTGCCTCAACAGCATCTTTATTATGTAAGTAATTCTCACACGCCTTATCGATTGCTGTCCCGAACAATAATGCGGCTGATTGCTCCTTCACTCTCCATTTCTTTTTATAATGGAGTTCATAAGCTTTTCCACATTCGCTATATTTATTTACCTGACTATGACTTAATCTTTGTTTCATATTGAGTATCCATCGAGATCACCAAATAAATTGAAATATCTTCTAGCATCTCTTCTAACTTCTTGTTGCCATGATTTAGATTTTGCTAATTTTAAATTATTTCTTTTTTCGGTATCAGACATTAAAGAACGGTTAATTCTTCTTATAAATTCTTTTTTTGCTTCTTTTACAACCTTGTCTAGAGCGGCTTCAAAGTTCCTCCTGATCTAAGTCAGGATCTTCTTGACTTACATTATCTTTTAAGCGTGACGTAATATCTGATGTTTGTTTAATTCTCTCAACAGCGTCATTCAATTTATACCCTAAACAGTTAATACTTAAAACAGATTCTTTCAATTCATCAATTGTGAATCCTGCGGTTTTCTCTGCCAGTTCATTAATTATTGATTTATTTCTAGAAACAGTTTCAATATACTTAAGTCTAGCTTCAATTGATGGGGGTAGCACTTCAATGACTCTACTAAATCTACCCGGACGTAACATTCTCTTTGGAATCTTATTTAGAAAATTAGTAGTTGCTAAATAAATTGCGTTATTTTTTTGAACCTGACCATCCAGTAGTCTTAGCATGTTTTCTTCGTCTTCTTCAATAACTTCATCAAACTCTTCGAAGATAACCAGAGTCAAAACGTTAGGACTCAAATTTTTTAGTTCTTCTAATGCAAGCATCGTAAGACCAGCGGCATCATTAAAAATAACAATACCACCCATCGAGATCACCTTTTCACATACTCGATTTACAATACAGCTTTTACCTGTACCCGGTCCTCCATGTAGAAATACTGATCTTTTATAAATGAATCCATGATCTTCATATGCCTTTTTTGTTTCTGCTTTTAAGAACTGATTCATTTCCTTAACAATTGAATCAAACTCAACTGAAGGAAGATCAACTAATTTATCATATTCTAATTTGGTAGGAACATAATATAATTTTTCTTGTCTTGAATCATAGTTGATTCGATAAGATCCCGAGGGGACTCTTTGTTGAAGATTTTCCTCCGCTGTCGAAGTAAATCCTTTTGCTGTATTTATAAATTTCATAGTTCTCCTTTTTCTTATATCAATTTAACAGTTATACGTTTAATGTCAACTAAATAATTCACATTTTAAAAATCAATACTACAAGTCCCCCCACTACAAGCTAATTGTTCTGCTCTATTAGTATTGTCTTCCATTTCCAATACTTTAGTTAAATCGATGTCTCTAACCATTTTTTCATATTTTTCAAATGTTTGCTTATCACAATCCTCAAATGGTGCTTGTTGATAAATAGCATCCGAAAAAGGTAGAAGGCTAACAGCTGCATACTGGAATCTGTCTTCCCATAGCTTATTAAAAAGTAATGCGACTTCTTCTGGTTTGTAATTAATAGTACAGCTAATATTATGAGTGTTTGCACCTTCTCTGTGTCCCGGGACTACCCAATTATTATAATAATGTTTCACTCTATCGAATAGACTGATTGCACTCTCTTGATGGCGAGTAATTGCTCCTACTGGTGATTCTTGTGGAATGGTAACAACGACACCGCTTGGTGAAAAAATATCATTTTCCACTAATTCTGGAACGACTCTCATTAAATATCTAGCAAGCTCATCATCCTTATTCATTCTTACTCTTCGTAGATAGTAGTCTGAGTGTCTAGCGTGAATTCCCGAACTTGATCCAAGAACACAACTTGCAGTTCCTTCTGGTTTAATTGCTGTTGTTCGTGCTGCTTGATTTATACCAATCTTCTTTGCGTACTTTTCGTTGACTTCGAGGACAAGCTTTGCTGCTTTTTGTAATTGATCTCCTGTAAGTCCACTAGCGTCTGCAATTCCTGTGAAGCTACATCCAATAAGTGCTTCGTTTTCCGTAACAGTTCTCCATTTCTCGGAGAGATATGGGAAATCTGTGAAACCTGCTTGTAAAGTTCCAAGCATCGCTGCCGCGTATACTCTATTTTCAAAGTCTTTTTCATTTTTTATTCCAGTAAGATTAGTTGTTGTGAGGTTGCAAAACTGGTTTGATTGAAGACCAATCTCAGCACATGGATTAGTTCCCCATTCAGTATCATTTGTCCAAAAAAATCCCGGTTCTCCAGCATTAGAAGCAATACACATGTCGTATACATTTTTAAACTCCTCGAACGTTGTTTCATGTCTGGGTAGTACAGCAGAATTGTTAGCTCTTGCACGATGTGCGTGTTTTTCCCACCATGAACCATGTTTACATGTTAACATAGCATTATCGTTTCGATCAAATAAAGAAATTAAAGCAGCTCTACGGATACCACCAGATAAAACACAATCAGCAATCATGCAAATAATATCATGTACTTCGAGTGTTGTTAATTTTTTACCAATTGCTTTTATTAGTATATCTTCTACTTTAACTAGCATTTGGCGTAGCGGTTCTGGTCCCGGTGCTTTTGCTCCTGTAGTGACAAGATAAGATCCCTTTTGACGTACTTTACTAAAATCAAATATTGGTCTAATTGCACCAAAAAAATAAGCAGACATTAATTGATTCAATGCTTCTGCCCAACCTTCGATAGAATCATGGACAACGTATATACCTTCTTCTTTTGGCTTTCTAATTGAAGGCAGTTGATTGATGTGGTGTTTTTGTACTGAGTATCCAAATCCTGTTCCTGATAATAATAGAAACAATGCCTCAGCGAATATTCTAGGGTATGTAATGTTTGCGAATGAACAATTAAAAAGTCTTACGTTATTTCTAAAAATAGCTTCACCACCGAATTGTAATGAACGCATAGATGGCATTACATTGAAATCATGAACTTGTTTAAAAGATTTGATAATGTCTCTGCTTAATTTTGGGTATTTTTCCAAGTACATAGTTAAGTTGCGATTAAGAGTTTCTTCTAATGTCTCTCTTCTGTTAAGAGCATTTAAATGTTTGGCATAAGTACGGTAAGCTACAACTTCGCTTAGTAGTCGGTTTGATTTGTTCATGTATCTCCTATTGAAAAAACAGGTTAACTTCCTGTAGAAATTTTACAAAAAAATAAAATAAAAGGCAATAAATATTTGAATTAATTAAATTTGTTTAGTTCTTAGCAACCGACTTTCCATATATTTTCATTATAAATATACTCAGGAAAATCTTCTTTATGACGATAACATAAAGCAGTATCTGTAAATTTTATTCGATATTGTGCATACAAATGCAAATTACCTTCTTCACTTCTAATTGCGTGAAACATTTTCCAATGAGTTGGGTTCCTCGACAAATCATTGCTTCCAACGTAATCAATAGTGAAGAGGTATTCGCCTTTTAGAATCTCACCATTCGGTTCTATTTTAACAGTACACGGCATGTATAGTAATGTATCATAAACAATGACATCAATATCGCTGCTTATATTATCCCAATGTTGACATTCTTGTAATGTTCTTGGTTGTGCGGTTTTTTCAAAACAAATAGCGTGAGCTGGTAATCCAGTAAATAACGCTCCATTTGATAATAACACTTGAAATTGAAGTGCTTGGTTTTGTAAAGCTCTAACCCCAATTAAGTAACCTAAAGAAACATCCCCGTCGTCTTCTTTTAAGATAAAAGAATTTCTAACATAAACTTCAATTGGTGGTAGTTGCTTGTTCATTATAATTTTTTGGTTTAATTACTTTGGTTATTTTTCCAACGACTTTAGGTTCAAATGTTGCCAATCCTTCTGTATCTCTATCTACTAGAATTTCCTCAACAATTTCCCATCCCTTTGTTGTTTTACTTTTTTTGTCAGGATTATTTGAAAGATAAACATATTCAACTTCTCTGACCTTAGTCACTAACCTAGTCTGAGGGTTCTTTTTTTTCTTTCTTACAATCACTTTAGTTCTTTCACCTTGTGGATGAATAAAATCTAAATATTTGAGAACCAAAGTCTCTCTAGCCTCTTGTTGATTCTCTTGTGAATCGATAAACGAATTAATTGCCTTAGCCATATAGCTCCTATTTTTTAGCTCTTGTGTTTTTCTTTTTAAATCCCCAAAGAACCTTTCTCGCCTCTGTTAAAGTTCTTGCTCCCATAAACTCATGTAGGCAGTTCTTACTTTTTGCAGTTCCTTGGTGCATTGACTTGTAATTGCTTAATCTTTGTTCTAATGAATGTTTATTATTTTCTGCTTTATTTTCCATATACCCTCATTTTTTAATGCAAGTTGCTTTTACTACTAAAGGATTATTTTTACTTTTTTCCCACTCTAACATTTTTTCTATAGCTTGCAAGCAACTTATTCGCTCAGTGAATTCTACGCTGTTGGTACTGACATTAGTGTTGCTTAATATTATAAAAACCAAAATCCACATCTACTTTCCTTTAAAAAGTCTTTCGATACAATCTGAAATAAAAGATACCACAAATATCATACAAAGGGTAATAAAAATTTGTATTTTGATAATACTCAAAATGACAATAAGAAAAATAGTGTTAATCGTGAATTTTGTTTTTATGTTTCTTTTTCCTATTATAATCTTTTTTAGTTTTCATAACAGTATTTGGTTTTTTTGCAACAGGCTTCCTAATTTTTGGAACAGGTATTTTAATTTTCATACATCCCATTCATTGTCTGGTAGTATGGTGAATCTTCTTTGGAAGTTATGTCCTGTGACTTTTATGATATTTGATTTTTTAAGTTTGTTAAAAGAACGGTATGTTGATTCTTTTGAAAGACCAAGTTCCCATTGCATATCTTTATTGTGAAATTTCGGATGAAACTTAATATACTGATACATAACGTATGTTGTATAGCCTAATTTTTTTATTATTAATTTTTCCTTGTCAGTCATTCTAGCTCCTTATTCTTAAAGCTTTGATTAATAATACTACGGCAATTATTCCAAACCCCAGCCCTACTATATTAAATCTAGTATCGATTAGAAGTATATTAAAAATAGAAAATAAAAGACCTAGAATAGTTAGCTCAGATTTTTTTTTAAGATTACTCATCGGTTTTTTCCATTTCTAAATATGGTTTTTCTTTAATCATATTTAATTTTTCTTGTTCGTATTTAATTAGTTCTTCCAAAAAGTCAAACAATGTTTGTGATTTATCGTTTGTATTTATCATTTTATACCCGCTATTGATTTACGCAAATTATTCATTATATGCTTTTTTGCTCTTTTAGCTTTTTCTAATTCATATTCTAATTGATTTATGTATTCTCTGTATGGAGTGGAAGGGTCAATTAATTCCATTCCCTCTGGTACAATATAGAGTTTACCTGTCATAGCATATACTGAATCCCATACGGTCACTTCAACATTTCCTGTATCGGGTGATTTTAGTATAGTTAGTTTTGATGATTTCATTTATATACAACCGTTGCATATTCTGTTTTTGTGCAGTTTTTACCACATGAGTGAGTCCAAGATGTTGTTGTACTAGCATTAGGACATTTCATAACGTATAACTCTTTGCTACCATCGGAAATCAAAAATACTTTACAGTCCTTAAGATCATCAGGCAAGCTATAATCAGGTTTAGTTTTATGATAAGGGGAACACGCAATAATGAAAAAAATCAAAAATAAATACTTCATTTATCCTCTTTTTTAAGAAGTTCTATCAATTTATTAAATATCCTAGCTGTGTTCATTGCATCAGTTTCTGCCCAATGTGCTCCTTTGTTTTTATCTTCAAATACCGTATTCTTAAAATCTAAATTAACTTTAGACATCGATTTACTAAGTCCACCTTGACGTTTTATATTATTAGCCAAAGCATAACATTGATAAATATTTTTAACATTTATTGTCGATCTAGCAAATCCATATCTTTTTACAAAATTTTCTAAACTCACACCTGAATGTTCTCTTAACGCCAGTGTGTCTCCAGATCCCCATTCCACTATTTGTCTCGATGCTTCGTAATCTCTTCTCAAGATTGCTATCCGCTCCAAAGCAAAAAAAGGTGAATGAGTCGATGAATTAACTTGTTCATCTGTTATGCTAGTTAATGTTTTGATAAATTGGGAAAGTGGTGCCGGATAATTTAAAAATATTGTTTCAGAGTGAAGTATGGTTGGTTCATCTTTTGCTAATTCAAAAACTACAACTCCTACTTGAATAATAACTTCATCACATGTTTTAGAGTCGGGGGTTTGATGATTAGTGTAAGGTTGTTCGAGTTCTAGATCAATTGCTATAAATCGCATATTTCAACCGTTATTGGATTAATAATTACATCAGTGTATGGTATTCCACATATCGATGCGTTTACGGTCATAACACCGTTACGAATCATAGTACCACGGTTTTCATGTATGTGTCCAGTAATATGTAGCCTAAGATTAGAAAGTTCAGATAATCTTTTAGTAAGAGCCATACTACCAACTCTCTGTCCTGATAATACTTTATCTAATTTACCATAAGCCGGACCATGTGTAATTACTATGTTGGTATCAGGTAAGATATTAGAGTATATATTTTCTAATTCATTCTCGGTCGAATTATACACCCATCCGTTACCGAATTTAAGTGAGTTGGGACTTCCAAATATTGTTAATCCTTTTATAACAGTGTGAGTATTATTGAGCAATTGTATCCCTTCATTTTCACACATTTGTTGTAAAAGCTGAAAAGGTTGCTTACTAATTTCTACTTCATGATTACCACAGATAAGTAGTTTATGCTTTGCTTTTTGTTCCCCATACCATTGCAAAAATTTTTTAACCTCATCGAATTCACCGTGATATGTAAAATCACCAGCGTGAATAATCATGTCTGTTTCAGGCATTATAATTTTTTTATGGTGCATGTGTGTATCACTCAGGCAAGTTATTTTCACTAAGCTTCTCCATTTCTTGTAGAGTTTTCATTAGCTCTTTATCTTCGTCAACCAAAGCTTCTATGTCCGCTATAGGCTTTGTCCACCAATCGTCTGCAGCAAGATCAGTCTCGCTCCAGAATCTCTGAGACAGATCCATCATAGCATAGTCTACATTTCTATACAAGTCTCGTATATACCATCCGTCTTTGTACTTACGTCTGTTGAATGGGTATCCGGAATTACGAGCTTCAAGGTAGGTCATTCTTTTATCTCCTGTCCTGTAAATTCATCATATAACGGAATATCTTCCCAAACATAAGTCCCACCAATAGGTACTAGTCTCATAGTTACCCCATCTTCATTTGGAATATGGTCGAACATCTCTCTATATTCACAATACTGAAGAATCTTTTTTCCATCTCGTATAACAAATCTTAGGTTCATCGTTCTGCCTTTACTGTCACACTTGCGTTCATCATGCTTTCTTGCTTGGGTACTATTGTTTTAAGTATCTCCACAATCTCATCTACATCCGTAAAGAATCTCTGAACATATCCCTGCTCTGTATGATAGCATATAAGCCATCCGTTTGCTATTTCAATTATCTCGAACCTTTTCATTTGTATCCTTTATCGCTTTTCTTATATTGCGGATTATAAAAGTAGCCATGTCTCTCGAATGTTTAGGCACGATAACTTCCTTCCGACCTTTCTTGAATATGTGATGGCTACCTTTAACTCTATCGAGTATAAATCCAGCTTGAGTTAACTGTAAACAAGCTTCACGGAATTTCATTATTCAGGCTCCCATAAAATACTTTTTTTTAAATCTAAAAGTCCATCAAATTCTTTTAATCTATTTTTAACATTATACTTATCTTTATAATAACAATATACAATTGAACTTGTGGCAACTTCTGTAAAATCTGGAGGAGGCAGCATACCGGCTGCTTCTAAATCTCTGAGGATTTTATCAGCATAATCCAAAGCATGGGCTTTTAGTTCCGGAACTTGATCAAGCCAAGCAGGATCATTACCAGCATGAAGTTCCATTGAAAACATTAACATATTTAATATCTCGCTACGTTTCATAACCATCCTATATGTATAAGTTCACTAGCCGCTACAGTCACCATTCGCTTACGCCTAGTCTGTAAGTATAATATCATAGTTTTGTTCTGTACGTCAAGCTCGTAGCATCCAGTGAATAGAAGTAGCTCGTTGTTCTTTGGGCAGTAGAGTATTTCAGTCATTTCTTCTCCACTTCTTTTAATGCTTCTCTAGCTACATCGTAGTTATAGTCATCATCTGGGTCATCGTTTTTGTATTCAGCATAAAACTCTAAAGCTTCACGTAGCTTTTTGTTTTCAGCTTTATATTCCGCCGCCCAATCCGTAAGTTTATCATACTCAAGTTTTAAGGTATCAATTTCTTTCTGCTTATACTCACAAGCGGCTTGCCATGTTTGTTCAAGTGTAAAATAATTGTAGGTTCTTGGGCCTGTTAGATTATTTATTACTGGTATTGTATCCGTTTTGATATACCACTTTTCAAACGCTTCTTTGTCTTTATCGTTCATAATATCTCCATAGTAGCAACCAATGTCGCCATGTGAATAGCCTGATCTAATCCTATCACAACAAAGAAGTTATGTACATCCCCTTTCGCATACAACTTAGAAGTTATCCGAGAAGTGATAGCGTCCACTACAAAGTGTACAGCTCCGTTGATGAGTGCGTATAGGAACGAGTTAGGATTCTGAGTTAGCAAGAACATAACTAAAGCTAGTGCTGTAGTGTATGACAGGATATGCAAGGAGAGTGCTTTGTAGCTTTTGCTTTTATTCTGTGCCATCCAGTTAGTCTGGCAAATGAAGTCGGCAATCCAGTGAGCTAGTATTATAATGTAAATCATAACTCTCCTAAGTAAAAAAGTCAGGGGTGATGTCTCTCGGCATAACGTTTGCGGCATCGACATTACACTTAGCCTAACCAAGCAACCTGACATAGTTTAAGGTTATTCGCTGCGGTTACAAACTAATAAACTCCCGCCCCGCTATACAATTTTTGACAGAAGGTTGTAATCCCTACAATGGAAGCCAGTCAACCTCACAACACAGTATGTGACACTGCCTAATTGTGCCTTAACGTGGAACTTTCTTAGGCTTTCCCCACGACCGAATTGAGTTGATCAGACTCTTGACTATCGGTTGCCATAGCTGAGTGAGCAACGTCTACTAAATCTCTCTGCATCCGTGTGCTTAGAGTAACAACATAGCGGTCGGTCACTGAGCAATATACTTTATTCATTATACGAATTTAAGTATAAATTGCAAATATACTATTTTTAGTATATTAATCCCAAAATGGTTCACGTTTATCACTCTCCCAACGTGAAGAAAGATATAATTGGTAAGCAATTTTTGTATCTTCAACGTGTGTAAAGTCTACACCTTTTGTTAAATTTCTTGCATTATTGGAAAAGGGCATTTGTTTACCCTCTGGAATAAGATGAATGTTAGTCTCTAAAATTAATAATAATTTAGAGCTTGCGTGAATTTTACCTGTACGTTTAGTGTATTCATTGCACAATGCTCGGAAGTGTTCTAGTAACCATTTGTAATTACCTCTCGTTGATCTTGTCCAAATACTGCTTGGGTGGTTAAGATGAGCAACTCTATAGATATCAGATCCTTGATATCCATTTACACGCAATGCCGTAGAAAGAAGCTGAGCAGATTCAAGACACATTTTAATTACTCTTTTTGTGTCCAAAAATTTAGCTGACTCAATCGGACATTCAGATGTTGCAAATATGTTCATTTAATTTTTTTCCTTGCTAATTGTGTTATCGGATGTTGTTCACCAAAGTATTCTACAAAAACTTTGATATCAGGCATTATGTCATATTTTAAAAATCGAATCAAGTGTCCCGAGTTGGTCTTTGGTTTTAACCAACTATCTACTTTAGCAATGATCCAGTATAGGGGGTTTAATTTTTTAAACCGCTTATTAATAAAGTGTCTATCTTGCAAAGGTACAGAAAATGCAACATGATACATTTGACTTAAATTATTTTGCCAAAAATAATTACGGTGTTGATCTTTGCTTTCCCATAATTGTTTTAGTAATTGTATCAAGTTAAATTTAGGTAAGGGATAGGGTGAAAAATTCCATGTGGGTAACTCCTTACTTTTCATAACATCAAGATAGACTAGTCCTAGTATCTCGTCCCTGCTAATAGGAGGTTCAAATTTATCAAGGTGTCTAACTTTCTTTTTTGCACATTCATTTGCATATCTATAATCAAGAGGAATAAATCCGCCTAACTTTTTAGCTACCGCGCTGTAAAAAAATCCATTATTAGATGAGTACTTGCCGTCAACGACTTCTTTAACATGAATTCTACCCTGCTTATCGATATAACCCATTTTACTTTTCCCTTGAAATATATTTTATAAATCTAGCATTTCCTGAATTATCTTCAATTCTTGACTGTACTACGTATTTATTATTTTGTTCATCAATTAATTCAACTTCTTTTGTACCAGAAAAGATTAAAACTTTATTCACTGTTAGTTTCGTCGCCTTCATTCTGGATGATGACAATTCTCTTCCTAGTTTTTTATTATAATTTTCTTTATCAGAGCATCGAGATTTACCAATTGATTTTACGAAAAATTCACCTTCTTGTAGAGAATTGACGAACCAGCTTGTAAGTTCTTGCATTGCAATTGTTTGTCCTCCTCTCGCCTTAACTCCTTGTTGGTGATGGGAGAATCCAAAGGTATCCGGTACAAAATTTGGAACTCTTAAATGAAAAAATTGCATATCACTCCTTAAAAATTAACACCGATCGCATGTGTAATTATACCAACTGAAATTAAATTATGTACTTCGATTTCGATTGTCTCTGACTTATATAAATTGAAATTATAGTCAATACCGAGAACAGGGGTAAACCCCATAAATTTAGGAGGTTGTATATTTCTTTTTAAGAAAGCATCATCGTTTGTGTTATAGCCACCTAAAATAAAATTAAAGTTTTCATCTAAATAAGTTGAAGATATCGGTCCTAATATGTTTCCACAAGCTGAATCTTTCCCTGATAGGAATCCAATTTTGAAATCCTTATCACCAGCCATTGCAATAACATATTCGTTATGAATTGATCCCTGTTTGTTAATCAGATTACAATAGTTTAAATTTGATCCTAGATAATGATGTGTAATTCCACCATAGAGAAGACTTATCATATATTTCTCCTAAAAACCCCGCTAGGCGGGCGGGGCATGTTTAAAAGGAGGTACGGAGTGAAAGCCGTTTTGCCTATAGATAATTTACCATTGATTTTAATATCTGTACATATCAAACTGCACTTTTGGACAATTTTTTTTACATTCAAAAAAATCATTCATAAGTACTTGATAGTATTTTGTATAGATCCAAGATGACATTGAGTATGGATTCATTATACTAACTTTTTCTTCATCCACATGTGGTTTTTTTAAAACACAATGACCTAATTCGTGTATCATTGTTGATTCAATGTGTTCAATTGGTGAATTATTGAAATACTTTTCATCAATTACGATAGTATTGCTGATTCTGTTGCATCTTCCAATTGTCACGGATTCTTTTGGTGATAAAACTTCTAAGATTGTTTTTGGAATAGGCATAATTAAGTATTTATAGTTTTTCCATCCTGAACAATTCTTTTTATACTTAGAGCATAGGCTAAGAAATGTGTCTATGTAAGGTTGGAGTCTCTTATCTGATTTTTTACTCATCGTCTGACATGAGGGTATGAACAAGAATAGAAACAAACTAAGAGTTAAGCCTAAAATAGAGCCTCTTACGAGGCTCCTTATTAATTTAATTACCATTTGTTAGTTTACCACTGATTCTCATTAAAGATTCAAGACCTACTGCTGCGAATGGATCTGTTGCACTACCATTACCCCCACCAATAACCATCATACTAGGAAGTTTGATACTTGCTAAGTTTTTTGAAACAACATCTGCCTTGCGAACTTCGTATTCTGCTCTTTCTTGGGGTGTCAATCCTGCATTAACTTTTAGTTGATTAATTCTTGCTTCAGCTTGACCTTTAATCTCACTAGCTCTTGCGTCTTCTTCTGCTTTCTTTTTTTCAAGTTGAGCAACTTCAAATTCTTTCTGTGCTTTAGTTACTGCCTTAATTTTTTCAACTTCTTCAAGACCTTTAGCGACAGCGACCTCAGCAGCTGCTCTTTCCCTCGCAGTAATCGCATCTTGCTTTGCTCTTTCAGCGTTAGCTCGTGCAACTACTTTTTGCTGTTCCGCTTCTTTTTTCTTTGCAATCAAATTGTCAATAGTTTCATCGAAATCGATCTCTTTGATAACTAATTGAAGAATATCAACATTATATCTTTTATGTAGAGGGGTCTTTTTTATTACTCGATTACCGTTCTTATCTTTTACAACGACAATGTTCGTATCATTGAATTCATTACCATCTACATCTTTTTCTTTAACTTCATTTGCAATAGTTTCGTACAGTCCTTCTTTAATCTGATCTTCAACTAATGAAGTAAACTCGGATCGACGACTTGCGTACGATTCTTCTGCTTTGAACATTGATGCTGTCTGAATCAGTGCTTCCGTTACTGCTTGTTTAATCAGTACGCTCTTTACAGTATCGTAGCTTTTGTAATCTCGGTGTAAAGATAACTGATCGCCTTCATTTGCACTCAAACGGAAACGCACTGAACCTGAAATCGTTGCTGTACCACCATCTTGAAATCGAACATTCAATGGTTCTGCTCCATCTTTTTTATCAAAAGAAAAAGAATCAGATACTTGGTATGTTGTAATTGTACCAAAAGCTTGAAGATATGTACCTGCTGTTTGACGAACCGACATGCTGCCGCTCATCGCTGCTTGTTTTACCTGATAAAAACCTTCATCATTTGTTTCAAATAAACTAAAGGATGACAAGCCTAGTGTCAGAAGTAATACTCCGCCACCAATCAAGATTCCCAACTTTTTAAAATTCAACTCATCAAGATCCATCATTCCTCCATTTTTTTGAATAGTCTATCTATTTCTTTTTTGTTTGCTTTGTATTCTTTTATATCTATATTTTTTACTCTCAGAACTTGAAGCTTTAGATCCTTTGCTTCTTCCTCTACTGTTTCAATCTTAGCTTTTTTTAAAGCTTTCCTCAATAATAAAATAACAAAAAATCCAATTGATAGGAATAAAAGTGTCTCAATGATTACAACTATCATCTTATCACCGCTGATGAAGAACCTTCGAATGTTCGGTGAACAACTTCTTCTTTATTTGGTTCTTCCTTAACAGAAGCACACGACACGAATCCACAGAAAAAGAATAAAATAGCGATGTTCTTAATAATCATTTTGATTCTCCTATGGTAAGGATACTAGAAGTACTTGATACGTCAGTTACTTCATATGCTGGAATTTGTTTAAAGAATTTAAGATCATATAACGCTTCGATAAGCGAAGATGGGTCAACCCCTACTTTCATTCCATTTGGAAGCGCAATTACAACCACATTAGATCTCGTTGATGAAATAGATAGTTCAGTGTCTTCATCTGTTGTTTGAACAAATACAGTTAACTCTTTCCTATTCATTTAATCTCCTTTTTCTCTTATCTCTTGATTTATATCAACACCTAAGTTAATAACTTCGGCTCTTGCTTTTTTCTTTGCTTCATCAATCGAAGAAAAATCAAATTCCAAAATTGGTTTTCCTTCTTCAATATCTTTTACTATCACTTTTGATGTTTCATAATTAATTTCAATGAAGATAACAACAGCGTCCTTTGTCATCATCAAATTGCTGAATTCAATAAACTCATTTGTTGGAGATGATGTATAGCTAATTCTAGTCATCGAACAATCCTTCTCCATGAATTATTATTACTTCTGATTCTTCATCTAAATCATTAAAACAAAATGCAAATCTATCCGAGTCAACCCTAGCTACAGGGGACTTGGTTCCTTTAGCTGAATACTCATTTAAAGCAACTTCTGTTGCCAACTGAAATATATCTTCAGCCGACCAATCTTCAAAGTTCTCATCTTTTTGCATTTCTTCAACCGATTGAACAGTAAAATCCAATAGGTCTTTTAATTTTTTATTTTTCAAAAGACCCTCCTATCTTAATCTAACCTATTTTGTTTTTAAAGTAAATTAAAAATAAAACAAATATGATATATGAGTTTGCTAAAATGAATTTAGCTATAAATAACAATGACTTAAATACTATCAGTCTGCCTGTGTCGGAAAATAATAGAAACAAACTAAAAAGTAAAATCATAACCAATCCTTTATAACTACAGCAAAGAATGTAGCTAGAGTTGTAAGAAACAATACCCTCATCATTACAGCGTTAACATAAAAGAATATAACATGATTTCTTATTGGCTTGCCTAATTCTTTTTCGATACTAGCCAAAAAGAGATATGAAAAAATCTTATAACAAAAAAAAGAAAAGATACTCAACAAAAGGGACTGGATTTTTAACACTAACCAGATATCCATTTAAACTCCTTGACTAAACCATATTTTTAAATCTATAATCTTTACATGGTCAAAAGGTCGGGGCGTGAAAAGAGAGCTAAAGACTTTGATCACTTAATAAATTCAGGTGTTTACATTGTCAGGGTACAGCTCGACTGTAAGGTAGCGATGTTTCACACAGGACAGAGAGTTAGGGGAATTTACTAACCACATCCTGCTTAAGAGGACAACACCATGTCCCACGCATTGCGTAAATAAATTGGAATTTATTGAGCGTGTAATCATACGAAAGATTACTAAGTGTCCCTTAGATTCGTAAAGGACACCTAGCAAATGCGAATATTCTTTAGGTATTCTATTGTAAATTTCCATCATTATCATCTTTATCTTTTATTTTACTCAGTACTTCTGACACTTCTTCTGGTGTCATACTCAACATGTCATCAACTAAATTTGGATTAGTCTTAATTTCTTCCATCAGTAATTGAATATGTTCTTTAATTTCAGGTGAATCTCTAAATGCTTTATACTCCTCATTCAATGACTTACACATAGCATCGATTTTAATAAATGGATTCTCCATTAACTTTTTAACCTTTTCTAATTTTTCATGATCATCAAGTGTATCTAATTCTTCAGATACTTCTTTCAGGATTGCTCTACCAATCATCGTTAGTGAGTCTTGTAATTGGGTCTTAAACAAATCAAGTGCAAAAATTAAATTATCATTCTCCATTAAATACTCCCTCTTTTATAAAAGTTATGTTATTATTTCTTATGTACGTTTTTAAAACATTCATCCATTTTCTTGCATCATCCATCCTACTAGGCTCGATAATTGATTCTACTGCTATCACTATTTCCTCCCAAGGTAAGCGATATCTAGAAGAATTTGTTATTAAATACTTATTGAAAGCCTTCGCATTACATCCCTTACTTGTACCAAAAAATGTCAAACTAAATATCATGGCAATTGACTCTGCTATCTGTTCTTCTAATTTACTTATCTCTGGAAAGGATCTTCTAGGAGAGTTATCAAACAGTCTATTCCATCGGTTGGTATACAGACAGGTAGAGTGTCCGATCTCGTGCAATAGTAAATTAATAAATCTTTCAGATGTTGAATGTTCAGCAGCGAACGGTAGTATGGTTACATAATGTCCTTCAAAGTAATAAAGTCCAGCATACTTATTTGACATAGCTTCATCTATCATGAACTTAGGTAATAAATCTTCTCTGAACATACTATAAATACCGAGGGAATCGATTAATGTTTTCTTCTCGGGAAAATCATGTAACCATTCACTGTTCATCTTGATCCTCCTCTTTTTGTTTTATATCTTTTAAAATTTCTTCAATAATTAATATGTCAATTGGATTAATTGTAATCATAGTGTCTCTCCGCAGTTAGGACAGTAATTAAAACTTGATACATCAAATTCACCACAAGCGGGGCAATCGAAAGACTTCTCTTCATCATCCTCAAACTCAACTTCAGGAAGTTCGTAAGAAGAAGGTACAAGAGGTTTACTAATGAGTCCTTGTGATTCAGCAACAACCTTGAAGCGACATACCCGCATCTTAGTACCATTGTAATCAGTAGGTACAGCAACAACATCTGATGGACTTACTTCGACATCTAGTAGTTTGTCATCTCCAGATGCGAAGCTCTGAGCATAACACAATGTTGCAACATGAAGACCATGTGAACATGTGTTGTTTGGATTGTCATCTACTTTGGATCTATTAATCTCAACGATATTACCAACTGAGTTATCCATCTTACCTGTATGTTTATCAAGGAAGTCATTACGTACTGCACGATATGCAATGAAGTTACCTTCAGAAGTAATGGGATGACCATTGTGTTCAAGAAACTTATAAAGCATCTGTCTACTATTAAAGCTAGGATTAGTTTTTAACTTAGCCCAGAACTTTAATAGAGGCTCGAAAGGTAAGTTATTATTAAAGAAGTCAAGCACCCTAGCTGACAATGAATCAGGTAAAGCATCGCCATCAACATGAACTATTCCGTCAATAACTTGGAAACCTCGCTCACTAAGAGAGTCAGCAATAGACAACAAAGGAATAATCTCGTCAAGTTTTCCCTCCTTGATTTTTTGAATGACCTGATCGTAACGCCCATCTGCTTTGTTAATTGTAGTGGTCTTCCCTTCGTGGTTAAGAATAAGACTTTGAGGTAAAATGATATAGTTCATACTAAGCTCCCATATATACGAGTTGATCATATACTTTATTGAGTGTTGTAATCATTTGTTCCACTTCTTGTTGTTGATCGAAGCAATCACTGTCTTGTTTATAACGATATAACTCTTCAATGACACTTCCTAGTTCTAAAAGTAAGTCATTCATGTATTCTCCTTAGATTGTTTATTGATTTCCTTAATTAAAATATCAATGTGATCGTGTTGGTAATGAGCAATCCCACAAAGAACTTTAATGAGAGGATACTTAGTTTGTAGTTTTTCGTATTCAATATTCATTGCATCAAACTCTTTATTTAGATCAGGAAAATTAGTTAATAAATAGTTTCTTAAGTCGTTTGATATTGTTGTTCTCTTAAACTTCTTAAGAACATTTATCTTATCCCAACTATGAGGTAGATTACGAAACCCTAAAACCTCTGCTTTATTTTTAGACAACAAATACTTTTTACCCTGCTCAAGCGTCATACCCCTCTTAAGTACTAAGTCTTTATTACATTTAGGAATAATAATTACGTCGATATACTTAGCTATAGCACCAACTTCTGGAGTTATCTCTTCAGCAAATACCACAGGTAGGGAATGAGTGTTCAGTTTCTCTATAGTCCATTGAACTCTAGTACCTTGCTCACTAACTGCCCAACATACTGCATCTCTAGTACTCTTTTGTGTACGTTGAGAGGACTTCTTGGGTGGTAAAGGTAGAGTGTCAGCATTGATACGTTCAGTGAAAATAATATCATTGTTAGGTACAATTGAGATATCCGTATCTCTAACTAGTGTACAATCTTTATTAGACTCAAGGTAGTGATTCAGTTTTCTTGCGAGTTTATTGTCAGGCTCCGTACTGGAATAGATAACTGTATTTACTGCAAGGTTAGTTCTATTATCAATCTCGAAGTGATATGTGCCTCTTCTTCCTCGTCGGCAATAACGATAATTGATTGCTTTAGGTAGGTAAACAGTGTCATTCGCTATTTCATATCCTTTACCTAACTGGATACGTTCTCTTTTAATTTTATCAAAGCCAGAGTAAGTTTGTTTATTTTTAATTTTTTCTGGAAGACTTAGTGTATAGATATTAATCTTATGTTTAAGTACTCCATCAATCAAATCTTTACAAGTATTTAATATTGCATTTTGCTTGGCTTTGTTATCATCATTATTTTCAAGACGTTCTCTCGATGATGCAATCTTGAAGCGACCATTAGGAACATTGATTGCTACTGTATGTCTGTCTGAGTGTAACATATTATCATAGCTACTTCTAAGTCGATAGTAATTATTTGGTTCATCATTCATTAGATCGTATTCAATCCCATCAATCAAAAAGATTGTACGTGCAGGATGAGCTTCTTCATATACTGACATGTCACCGAGCGTCAGTGTTGGTTTAAGTTGGAATATATTTTTAGTTCCGTAAAACTTAATAGGCTCTGACCAAAACTTAACGCACCGTTGAACTGCATTATAAAACTCTACTATATCCTTAGGCTTAACACCGATACTAATCTCAACTCCATTAGGTTGAGTTGTATTGTTCTGAGTTATAAGATTAACTCCCCCCTCATCACCGAGGTGAGCAACATACAAGTAACTTACCCCATTATAAAATGATGTTACCGTAAAACTATCAGTATAAGAGAAAGCTGACTTAGCACCGATACCGAAGCCACCAGTCTGAGTATTAGTGTTACGCTTAGTCGATGAACCATAGTTCACAAAAACACTAGCCATACGATCAGGTGATATACCAACCCCGAAGTCACGCACTTTAAATACAGGATCGAGAGTGGTAGGTACAGTGATCTCGATAGGTAGTTTACCCCATGTACCTGCTTCACGCATAGCATCACGACCGTTACAGATATACTCTTGCACTAAAGTACGAATTGGATACGCATATAACTTAGAAAGAATATCTACAACTAGTCGAATATCAGAGATACCAAAGTTCAATGCTTTACTTGGTTGCACGTTTGAATCAATTTTAATAGCTGTGTTATTTATAATCATAGATCCTCCTAATATTCCACTTCAAATTCTAGCGAATCACCATCGCCCCTATTTTCTAAATCTAATTCTTCTGAAAATTGTTTCATCATATACTTATCCCAATACTCATCACCCATCTTTAGTTTAAACCTACTCCATAACTCTTCTTGTTCTGGAGTTAAAGGTTCGTATTCCTTAGTAAACTCATTAATCTTTTCAGCTAATGTTTTGGGATCACTCAAATAAAGTCTGACAATTTCACCTTCATTTGAAATATACCTTGTCACACTATTGTCTGTTCCTTCTGCTAATTTTTCTAGCACCTCACCGAAACTCGATGACTGGTCAGCGAACACAAATTTGTAACTAAAATCTCCTGAAATATATCTTCCCATAAGCACCTCCATTATTTATAAACACAAGTCCTTCTGTTCAAATACTCTTGACAGTTCAGCATTATAGATTTGAATGAATTGGTTATAAACCGAAACTTTACTTCCCCTCAACCCATACTGCGACTTGATGATTGAATAAGCCGATCTTCCACGGGTGAGTTTCATGCCAGTTGTTGCTTCAAGTTTAAGCCCTGCCAGAAGTGTTTTCATTCTGAATAGATTTGTTTGGTCTTTTCCTGTGTACATCATCAGAAAGTCTCCATTTGTTTTTCCAGTTGTTCTAACTGTAACCACGCTAGACGTTCACTAGCTTCGAGATCCCTCACTAGTTTAATTAATATTGGGATATCTGTTTTATTTATTTCCCCAAATCTTTCCATGTCTTTAAGCAATAAGTCAAGTGTTCGATTCATTGTTATTCCTCACACTTAGTGCAACCTGCACCGTTACATCTATTACAACCATGATCATCGTAGTCATACTCGCTTGAATCATAAACGTCACAATATTTACACTCGCCACATTCACAAAGTCTTTCTTCATTCATTATTTTTTCTCCAGTTTATTTTTTAAAATGATAGATAATTTTTCAGCTTCATCATAGGATAGTCCGTGATAGATAATAAGTTTAATAATTGATTGTTCTAATTTTATTAATTCTTCGTAACTCATTGGTGCTTCTCCTCAAATAATTTAGCTTCAACTAACGCTAAATCTTTTTCATATTGCAACCACATTGCCACTTCTTCTGGTTTCCAATCTGAACTATTGAACAGTACAATTGCACTCGTTATAACTTCTATTCTTTTTATTAAATTTTCCATTACTTCAGTGTCGCTTAATATTTTAGCTTCGCCTTCGATTAATTTAAATTTCATGAATCCTCCTAATATTCTTTTTATTTTAATTATCTAAGATAATATGTATATTTATGCTTCCTACTTTGTTTAATAATTTTAGCTTCACCTATCTTAACTTTTGCTTGTAATTTGATTGCGTGTTTACAATAATCTCCCGATTTATTTTTGGCATAGTACTGTCTAATGTGGTATTTTTTTCCATTATATTCAATCATTCTTGGATTTTTGTTGGACTCCAACCCATCATATTCAAAATTACTAGCTTTATAAATTGTTCCAAAATGATTATAGTTAGGATCGGCAAATGATATTACTCTTGAGTATTTTGTATTAATACCTAACCATTTAAGAGTTCTAGCGATAAACCAACTTTCAGTGTTGCGTGGAGTATCATCAACAAGGCACAATCTACGAAGTTCTATTACATCTGAGTCTTGTCTCCTAGACATTGGTTGACCATATATAGCAACACCAACTAGTTTATCAGTTGATTTTTCTACTAGTTTAAATACATATTTTTGTTTTTGTGATCTAATTGATTTAGAATAATGATATTTTTCAATTAAGTTTTTAACTTCCTCATCTATATGATTTCCATTATTATTTATTTTATACATATCTTTAATCATGAATCCTCCAAAAAATAAAGACATACTTTCCACAATCGGTATGTCAGCGATTGGAAAATAGCGGTAACGGAACTATATTAGGAGGTATGGATAATCCGTCACTCATACCACCGTGGAATAATAGAAACAAACTAAAAGCGATAGCTCGCTACCCTCACAACTACAGCATCCGTGCTTGGTATGTGACACCTAATATTTTAAGAGGCTAAACTATAACTCATTGCTAGATCGAATAGTTGAGTATTAATTGCATCATCATTTACAAAGCTATTAATTTTTCTGATAGCTTTATTTTCAACTTTCTTTGTTAGGTTGTTAACCACTGTTAACCTAGCACCACCTCTTGTTAACCCTTCTTGTATACGATTGTAAACTTCAAACAATCCATTACCTTGATCCTCTACTCTTCTAATAGGGAATTGAACATCAACGATTTCTTTATCTTGATATCTAATTTGTGTCGCCTTAAGCTCAAGTTCTTTTACCTGCTCGTTAGTTAGTTTTACATTCTTAAGTTTATTGATTGCTTCGTCTAGTAGTTTAGCCCTAGCAACCACTTGGATAACTGCTTGTTCTAATTTATCATCGAAGTCTTTACCAATATGTCTTACTCGAATAGGCTCACCTACCATCTGCCCCGCAACTAAACCGTTGGAACAAATGAATCTAAAGAACCCTAGTTGGAATACAACTGATGAACTACCATCATGTGAGTTAGTCATGAGCAACTGTAGTTTACCTTCTGATTTATGTTCAGTTGATAATGCCTCGGATGAAAATAAAACCCTATGCTTTTGATATCCTCTACGCTCAATCTTACGAGTCTTTAATGCAATAAACTTATCAACATTAAATCCTAGTGATCTAACCTTATCGATAAGAGTACTAGTTTTTGCTAGTTTGTAGTTGTCTGTTAGTGTTGGTAGTTTAGTGTCTAGTGTGTCGATTGTAATTGATTCCATTGTATCCTCCATTTTATTATTAAAGCTGTTCTGTCAACAGCACATCTTCAAGTGTTGCAATCTTAATGCCAAGCTCATCAAGCTCGACAATCGGTGCAGAATTAATAGGTTGTTTTGATTCCATGAAAACAAAGGTGTCATATTGATACGGATTGTATGTCACTTTGACACTAGTCTTGGTGTCATAACTACCCCACGCATCACCGTTCCATTCTCCGATAACGCCCGCATGCACGTTCTTTTTTCTTTCTCGACGGACACGCTCACGACCCGCGACCGATACTTTAAATAGACAATTCATTAACTGAATTTTATTTACATGAGCAATAACTCGTTTTGTTTTTTCACAGCGAACCGAGTAACATTTTTTATGCAGGTTGCGATATACAAATACTTTCATTAGCTAATCCTTTAGTAAGATTAATGTTCTAATGCCTCGTTTATTATTATCATGAATTAAATATTTAATATGTAACATTGATCTATGCGTAAGATAAGTAATTTCTTTTTTACCATTAGGATAACACACACCAACTTTAAACATTATTTCCTCCCTGTGTTTTCATGTGTTACACCGTCAACCGTCACATTGATAATAGAATCGAAGTTAATCATTCGATAGTCACCTTTTTCCATGTCAAAGACAGGTAAAAGATTCAATGATTTAGCGTCATAGCTTAGAGATCCACCACGTAAATGTTTCTTAACACCTAGTCTGCATACCATCTTACGATGCTCACCGTTTAGCTTAATGAATTCGACCGAGAAGATTTTACTACCTACCATCTCTTTTACTTTTTCAATTGTTAGTAACATATTACCCTCCTATTAGGTCTTTAATTTTATTGAACGTATTTTCGAAGCCTGTTTTCTTACGATACTTTTTAGCAATCAACCCAACTCGTACTGTAGTTTTGTTATAAGCTAGGTCATCGGTCACTGAATTATCTTCATAGTTATATTCTAATAATTGCTCAAGTGATTTAAACACTAGAGCATGTTTATCTTTTTGTGGATTAATTAAATGATCATACTTACCACCGTATGAAAAAGTTACAACTAAATTTTCAGGTAAAACTATCGACCAAGTATCACGATCCGATTTAAAAAAGTGTACTGATTTAGTGTAAGAATAGAAGATAACATCTGGATTTTGTTTAGCTATCTCGATCCACTTCTCTAAATATTTTCTGCTGTAGTAATCACCCGCATCATGTATGCGTACACCGCCTAAATTTAATTCATTTATTTCGTTTGTGATAACTAGTGGAAAGTCATCACGTTTACTAGCCTGTAATCTTTCTTCTTGTTTATTAATAACAGCGGGATACAAATAGTTAGCACCCATTGCAAAACAATCACCTAAACAATCGCCCGCCCCGACACAAGTCTTACCTGCTTTTAATCCGAAACTAGCTGTTCTGATTTTATTCTTGGATACTTTCGTGTTGCTCACCGATAATAACATGTTGATCTCCTATGTGTTGATATAACTTATTGTCATATCTTAAAACTTTACCCTGCATAAATCGTGCCAACTCATCCGAGCTTAGTAGAGACAACTCATATTGTAGTTTAAAAGTTAGGTCAATTATTGTCAGTGATTCTTCGTTCATATACTCCCTCCGATACTTGGTTAAATTTAGCTTTGAACTGATCGATCGAGAGCCTATAAAAACTACATGCCTCCCTAGTTGACTCGAAATTTTTACCATCAACTAAGACAGGTTTAAATCTACCCTTATTATTTTTCTTAGACTTCAAAGGTATAGGCATGTAATGAGTTATTGGTTTACCGTTTAGTAAAATTTTCCTAGAGTTGCCTTCTTCTGGGGTTAATATCTCGACCGACCACCAAGCAGGATACTCAACAAATTCCCAGATACCATCGATCGTTTGTGTCATTCGCCCTAGTCTACAGTGGGTAAACAATTCGTTAAACGTTCCCACGTTTTGTACTTCTAAGCTATCGAATTCATTAATTAATTGTCCAATAGATGACTTCATTGCTATCTCCTTTTATTGTAAAAACTTCATAGTTATCTTGATGATTAGCTTTTGCCCTAGATATCGAGGCGATCGCTAGGACTAGAATGAATCTTATAAATACTGACCATAGTAATAACTTACTTCTATCGTTCATATAACTCCTTGATTTTTTTACCATTGCTTTTCAAATTTGTAATAATAATCACTACTACATGCACCACATAGGATATCATTTAGACACCTACTAGAATTTAAATTAAATTCTTTTTCATTGTAGCATGATTCTAACGCCCACAAAATTCTTGTATCACTATAGTACCTACTACCCTGATAGAATGAATATCTATGAGGGTCGTCGATAGCATGGGAATATTCTTTGTCGAATATTTTCCTAGCATCGGGTAACATAGCTTTTACTTTTTCTTTGGTTTCGTCGGTATACTCTACTCGATTAGTTTTTAGACACCAAGTCATGCCTACTCCTTTACCGCTAGTTTAGATTTATTTTGCTCAATAAATTTAGCGAGTTCCTGATTCTGAAATAACATAGCTAACTTCTCAACCTGATTCGGGTAAAGACTTACAGGGAATCTTTGTAAACCGTAAATCAAGATGTTACCTTTTTCACCTACCTTGATAGTTAATCCATTGATTTTAGCTGTAGGTACTTCAGCTTTTAAAGATGCTAGTTGTGCTTGTAGAGCTTTAATTTGTTCTTGAGTTGTCATGGTTCTATCTCCTTGTTGGGTTGTTTCGTCATTATTGACTCATCAGGTATAGCATACACTATACTACAACCAATGAATAGCATGATCAACTTTACCGATTGACCATGCCATTCAAATTTTAAAGTATTTAGCCTTATCCGTGGCGATACTTTGTTGGTGAAAACTATCTCGGACTCCCATCTTCGATAGATTCAAACCTAAATAACCCTTTATCTCATTGGGCATAACTTGACACCAATGCCTTATCGGCTATCTAGGGACAACGGCGTGTCAAAGTGACACCATGTTTTTAGCCGTGTAATTCACTCGCACATCTCCGATCCTCAAGACACATGAGATTGCCATAGATGCGAGCTAGGTTATATCTGGACGTAGGTCTGCCTCGTCAGGTATGAGGATACCACCACTCATACGAACCGCTGTTTAGGCGGGTTTCGGCATTATTTCTCTACACGTATGACCGTTACTTTTTTAGCACGTTCTCTACGTATTTCTGATTTTAGTTGATTTATCCGTGCCGTACTAGAGCAATGATAAAACCCCATATCAGCTTTTTTATCTTCAGTCATACTACTTAGATAACATGGTACATCTCCCGATTTTACAACATGACTTTGAGCCTTGGCATGTTGTCTCGCTCTTAAGGCTCTTATCGCTTGAGCCTGTAATTTACGCTCTTTATCGTTTAGCATGTTGACTCCTCTTATCTTGTCAAGCGGATAATTCCGCCGACGGAAATACTTGTTGCATGACTCGTGCCAATTCAAAAACATATGTAACTAGTTGAAATCACGAAAGCCTGATAAATGACTGGTGTCAAAAAGGTTTACACTCCTAATAAAATCAATGACATGCAAATTGACACTTGTCTAACAAATTGACACCACATATGTAAGTTATTGAAATTACATTATCTCATATTGGTCAATGAATATTATTGAGTTTGTAAGTTGTTGATATTAAAGGGAATAATAGTGTGATGTTATGTAAACCATTGAAATCACATTGTCATCTCAATTCCTATATATGATACGCGTAGCAATAACCATGCCAGTTTGATATATCAGTCAAGTGTTTGGTATGTCAAACAATAGTCTATATCTGGTCGGTCGGTAGTATCAACCAATAGTAGGCAGTATCAAACAATAGTAGTTTGAATCAACCAACTGTAGGATATATCGAACAACTGTTTGGTATGTCAAACAACTGTAGTAGTATATAGCTAACGGATGTTGGGTAGGCATAGGGGGGGGGTGACTTACATAGGTTGGACAATGGCTATGTCCATCGGTATATGAACTACCTTTTCATTTATAGAAACAATACCCCTTCTCGGGCTAACGAACCTAGTAAATACCGTTACTTACGGTGGATAATGAGGAGAACATACTAAGGTACTGAAATCATTATCCTTGTATCTATTGTTTAACATTGTATTGACTAGTAACAACTAAGTATGCGATAATTGATTATTGGAGTATTATGGATATATCTAACCTCATACTGAATTTATTTACACTACCTAAATCAGCCGTATTTGCCTTTATTAACGATTTTGATAAAAGGGTATATGTCAGCTACTCCTCCACCTTTAAAACTCGTTTAATGGCTATTATTGATCAAATAAGCACTAGACGGTGGAAGTATAAAGGGATGATTAATGAACTATCCAAATTAAGGGTAGTAATCTTAGATCGTAATTTACCAGAACATGAATTAAAATTATTTACAAAATACCATAGGGATTATTATAGAAACTTAGGATATCGATTTTATAATTCCAAAGAAAAGGTTCCTCTTCAATATTCGTTTACCATTCGATTCAGCGATAGACGAAATGCTATATGCGTAGTAGCTTTAACAACAAGAAGAGAACCGAAAGTAATTGGTTGGTTTGAAACATTAGAAGAAGCTAAAGAGTTTCTAGAGTTAGTAAACGATAGATCAATTAATCCGACAAGAAATATCGTATATGCTAGAAACAGGGTAACAAGAACTAGTATCGTTAAAGAAAATAATCTTGCTGTAAAGAAATATATTCGGTAAGATTAACCTCTCCTATGGGTAGTGATATGGGTATGTGGAGAGGGGTATATTAGGTAATTTATTTTACGCAAAGCTGTCTAAGCCATCTTTGCTAATATATTATATAATATATATATTATAATATATATAATATTAATATATAATATGAACAAGTGTGAATTTTTTTCTAGTATAAGTTTTAGTAATGTTTAGTATAAGGAGTTCTAATGGATGTAGGTGAATTAATTGCAAGGCATATGCAGATGTTTGCAAAGAGGTCTAAGTTTAGTTATCCTTCTGAATTGTTGTGTAAATATGAGCATCATATAACCGATAAAGGTAAGCTGGGCAATATACAGTATGGGCTTACAAAGAAAGCAAACAGATTTAAGAAAAGATCAGTAAGATATCCAACGACTAATACAACGGGGATAAAGCTATGAAATTTAAGAAATTATTCCACTTTGACTATCCTAGATTTAATGAGCGAATAGAAAAGTTAAATAACTTTGAAACCAAAATATACCTAGACATTCATTCGTATATGAATGGTGAATGTGGGTATTTTTCTTTTTTGCTTAATAAGAAGTTAACTGATAAAAATATAGATCGGTTGAAATTTCAACCATTTAAGAAGAAGCTATGAGATTTAAAAAGAAAAAGATCAGAACTCCTTGGTTTTATAAAAGAAATTGGAATTTGAATAACGAAGATGCATTGTGGGTATGTCTTAATTTTTATCAAACTAAACTTGACAGGTTCACGATTAATAAAAAACTAAACCGTTTTGGTAAAGTTTCGTATTGGATTAAAAAATATTTTAGTCCGGATTAGGAAATAGAAAATTAACAACTATAGAAAAAAGGATTTTCTATGGAAGAAGATTTGAGTCAATTTGTTGTAACTTGTCGTTCATGCGGTGGGCAAAAGATTCGTAAGCCAGCTGGTGTATTTGCCAATGGTCGAGATAAACGCTGGATTGATCAACATGGTAAACAATGGAACGGTCGTAAATGTCCTGACTGTAATAGGATACGTGCCAAGAATAATATGAAGAAACTCCGTAAAGTTAAGGCAGATTAATGCATTTAGAAAACGGGTATTATGTTTGGAATAAAGGGGAAAGGGTTAAGCTTTCTGAATATTTTAGTACACAAGAGTTCGATTGTCAGTGTCATTATTCCGACTGTGTTGAGCAAAAAATTTCAGCAGATCTTATAAATAAACTTAGTTTAGTGCGTATAGAAAATAAAAGTCCTTTGTATATCACTTCGGGGTTTAGATGTGGTAAGCATCAACAGGACTTAAGAAATCAATTAAATAGTGGTAAAAAGTCTTTGACGGTAGTGGCTAGTAAAGTCTCACAACATGAGCTAGGTAATGCTGCAGATATAAGTCCTAGAATAGGAACAATATCTAAGTTAAGAAAAGTAGTTGATTTAGTGTTTGATAGTATCGGTTTGGCGAAAACATTTTTACATGTTGATACCAGACCAAAAAAACAAGATGGATCAAAAAGAATATGGAACTATTAACAACTTATAATGAGAGTATTGAAATGGTAATGTCGAGTGTGTCTAGTGACACGAAGAACCAAAGGTCAGCGATTCACACCAACGTAGGTATTCTTTTTGGAGCCTTCTATGAATTTTAGTAAGGTTTTGTCCCACGGGGCTGCGGGACTGTTTGTAGCTCTAGTTGCACTTCAAGTTAAAATAGGATTTGCAACACAGACGACGATTCTCAGCGTTGTCCTTATTCTTCTAGCTTTTTATAAAGATTCTGAGTTCAATCGAAATGAACGTAAGGAGATGGAAAAAAAAGCAGCTGTAGCCAAAGCAGAATTAGAGGATAAGATTAGTAAATTAACTGAGGATTTAAACAATAGAGAAGCCGCTCTTAAAGACAGAATCGAGTTCACTTATTCACAAATGAACAGTCTTAAGATTTCCAATGGCTTTAAATCAAAACAAGGATAATTCATGTCTAATAAATCTATCGATAAGATGGCTGCACAATTTACATCTGCTGAAGAATTACAAGCATATTGTGACGCACAGTATAAAACAATAATCTCTTTAAATAAAAAGCTAACTGAAAACGAAAGAGAGCTAGAGAAGCTCAGAGATGAAGTTGAATTGCTTCGTAGTCAAAACACAACGTTAAGTGCTCAAGCTTCTGTTATTGAAAAGAGAGATGGATCAAATCAATTCCAAGTATCGGATGAAGAAACAACTTGTATGATCCAATTGGCGATGATTCGCAGTAACGCTATGCAACGTGAATTAAGTAACGAAGAAGCTAAGCGATTTGAAACATTCGCTAAAGTCCTACATTTAATTCGTGGTAAAGACGTTAAAAAAGAAGACGATAAGCTCGATAAACTTTCAAGCGATGAATTATTAAAATTAATTGATTCAACCATGAAAGATCCCCAATAATAAATGAACCAACAAAAATCTCCGAATAAAGCACCTTCTAAAGATGCCATAATCAGAGAGTTATGGACTAGGGGATTACTTGAGTATAAAATGCATTCTGTTCAAAAAGAAATGTATGAATTATACAAAGGTGCCAATCCCAATTCGACTTCAGTGTGGTTGCTTGCTCGTCAGTCTGGTAAATCCTACGCATTAGCATTAATCGCAATTATCGAAGCAATCAAGAATCCTCGATCTATTATTAAGATAATGACAGATACCAAAGTACACATGGAAGATGTGTTAATTCCAATTGTTGAACAAATTTTAGAGGATTGCCCAGAAGATTTAAAGCCGACTTATAATAAGCAAAGATTTCGTTATACATTTGGTAATGGTTCTCAAATTCAATTAGCGGGATCGGATGCTGGTAACGCTGAACGATTAAGGGGTCAAAAGTCATTACTTGTTATCGTGGATGAGGCTGGATTCTGTACAGATCTTAGAAAGATCGTGCAAACCATATTATTACCGACAACCACTCACACTGGTGGTAAACTAATTCTTTCATCTACTCCACCGGAAGAACCTGATCATGATTTCAATGGCTATGTTGAAGCTTCTGAAATTGAAGGCACATTAACAAAAAAGACAGTGTTTGATAACCCTCTTTTAAATGAAGAACAAATTAAAAACATTATAGCTAGATATCCCGGTGGTGTTAACGATGTTGACTTTAGACGAGAATATATGTGTGAAATGCTCAAGAACTTCAGTAGGTCTGTGTTCCCTGAGGTTGATAAAGAGCTTTTAGCCAAAATTGTCAAAGAACACCCAAAACCAGCTTTCTATACCCCATACGTTTCTATGGATATAGGATTTAAAGATTTAACGGTTGTTTTGTTCGGTTATTATGATTTTAAATCAAATAAATTGATAATTGAGGATGAAATCGTTAAAAGAGGCGAAGAACTGCATTTAGAGAAGTTTTCTAGTGAAATATTGAAAAAAGAAGACTTTTTGTGGACAAATATACTAACAAATGAAAAAACAGATCCCAAGGTCAGGGTTTCAGATATCGAACCAATTGTCACTCAAGAAATATATAGACATTCAAGTAATCAACTTTATTTCACTCCTGTAACCAAAGAAAGAGGCTATAAACAACCTTTGATTAACCAAGTACGAATGATGCTTGTTAGTGGTCAAATTGTAATAAATCCAAGGTGTTCTGTGTTGATCAGGCACCTTGCGAATTGCCGTTGGAAGGACAATTCAAGAGATGAATTTGCTAGAAGCATGGGTGAAAACTCACACTATGATGCCGCAGATGCATTAATTTACATGGTTAAAGTTGTTGATTTTACACACAATCCATTCCCTCAACATCACGATGCTTCGGCTGCTACCCACTTCTTTAAAAGAGGAACCCCCTCGTTAACCAAGAAAATGGATACAACGGTTGAAGTGTTTAAGTCTATATACTCCCGTAAAAATAGAAAATAAAATACATTGTTTTTAACAACTAGAAATAGTCGTTCACAATATTTATTAAGGGGTTATATGCTTAAAAAAATCAGTTACTATTTAAAAAGAACGGCACTAGCACTAATGTGTGCTATTCTAGTTTGGTCAACACCGCATTTAAAAGATGCTCATTATCGATACATTATCGGAAATCAAGTTGTTAAAATTATTGGAGATACAGGAACGGGGTCAGGATTCCATATCAAGGCACCTTCAGGTAAAACATACATTTTAACTAATCAACATGTTTGTGCCGTTGCTGATAAAAATCAACAACTTCTAGTTGAAAATAGTAGAAAAATGGTTCCTAGACGAGTGATCGCTGTTTATCAAAAACATGATCTGTGTTTAATTGAAGCTTTACCCGGTGAAGATAATGGATTAAGAATGGCTAGTTCTATCACTATCGGTGAGGATATTGTACTAATTGGTCATCCTAGTGGTAGACCATTGACTTTATCCAAAGGCGAGTTTGTCCACAAAAAGTTTATCCCAATGGTTAATTTAGAAATTAAATCACAAGAAGAATGTGAATTAATCGATGGTAAATGGTTAGAGGGTGGATTTTTTATGCCATCAGTTTGTATTGAAAAAATTAGTGCTTTCGGTATTTCCAGTCCATCTTATCCCGGTAATTCAGGATCTCCAGTTGTAAATAAATGGGGGAATGTTGTAGGTGTTCTTTTTGCTGGTAACAGAACTCAGCTTAACGATAGCTACATGGTTCCATTTCATGAATTGAAAAACTTTCTAAAGGACTATTAAAATGTCAGATTCTAAGGTATATTTTGCTGCTCGAAGTTCAGCAGATTGTGCATCAGCAATTCTAGAGAAGAGTGCGTCGTTTTTTCAAACAATGCGTTCGAATTCGTATCTAGATAAAATTAGTCAGATGTGGTATTACTACTATGGTAACTTTAATCAAGAATCAGGTAGCGATGGTCACGAGATAACATTTACTGGTGAACAGGGTGAACTAGTTAAATTACCTGTGAATCACTTCAGAAATTTAGCACAAAACATTTATAACATGATCATTGCTAATCGTCCTGTCTTAGAGGCTAGGGCGATTAATTCTGATTATAAAGCATTATCTCAAACATACCTAGCTAATGGTATTTTAGATTATTACATGCGTGAGAAAGGCTTAGAAGAAGCAATTAATGAATGTGTTGAAATGGCAATCGTTCTTGGTTCATCTTATATTAAAATGGATTGGAACGCAATGGGTGGGGATTTTTATGAAGAAGATCCAGAGACAGGCGAACCAGTATTTGAAGGCGAGCTAGAGTTTTCGGTTCTTAGCCCTCTTGATGTCATAGTAGATGGGACAAAAGAAAGATGGAATCACGAATGGATCACAACAAGGACTTACATAAATAAGTATAACCTTATCGCCAAGTATCCTGAGTTCGCAGATAAGATTGCCGGGATCATGACAAAGAATGAAAACCTACAATCTAGAATGGGTTATTTTTCTAATGACACAACTGACGATATTCCAGTTTATGAATTTTTTCATAAAAGAACAGCTGCGATGCCTGATGGTCGTTATATGGTATTCTTGGATTCAGATATCGTATTGATTGATGTTCCTCTTCCTTATCGTGAGATTCCTATATTTCGTTTAGCACCTGCTAATATTATGGGAACTCCTTATGGTTATACCAATATGTTTGATATCTATCCGTTACAAGAAGCAATTAATGCTTTGATGTCGGGTGCCTTAACAAACCAAAATGCTTTCATGGTTCAGTCCGTATTTATTCCGAGAGGAGCAGATATTACAACTGATCAAATCGAAGGTATGAATATTATTGAAGCAAATGCTAAACCGGAACCAATTCAATTAACTCAAACTCCTCCTGAGGTTTTTGAAATGGTAAAGGGACTTATACAAACAGCGGAAATGTTATCTGGCGTTAGCTCGGTAACAAGAGGGCAGCCTGAAGCGTCTTTAAGATCAGCTCAGGCTTTAGCTCTCGTACAATCGATGTCACTTCAATTCCAATCCGGATTTCAACAAAATTACGTTAAATTTTTAGAAAATACAGGAACTTGTTTAATTGAAATCTTAAAGGATTTTGCATACACTCCTAAACTTATCGCACTAGTTGGAAGAAATAAGAGATCACTTCTTAAAGAATTCCGTGGTGATATGATTCGTGATATTAAAAAAGTAATTGTCGATGTTGGTAATCCTTTGAGCAGAACAACAGCAGGAAGAGTGCAGATGGCAGATCAACTTGCTCAAATGAAGCTTATTAAAAATCCTCAACAATATTTTATGGTTATGGAAACCGGAAGATTAGATACTCTAATTGAAGGTGACATTAGTGATTTACTTTTAATTAAAAGAGAAAATGAATGGTTATTGGAAGGTAAAGATGTCTTTGCCAATCCTCTCGATCAACATAGAATGCACATAATGGAACACCGTGCGGTGATAAATGATCCAGAGCTAAGACAAAATCCAGAACTATTATCTAAAGTTCAAACACACTTACAAGAACATATTGATCTATTGAGAACTGTTGATCCTGATTTATTAATGCTTATTAATGAACAACCACTACAAGATCAAATGATGCCACAACAAGCCCCTATGCCGGGACAACCGGGGGGTCCAATGGGTAACGCTTCTGTTATTCAACAAGGATCAGTAAATGAAATGATGAACCCGGGAGTTATGGGTGGACAAGCTGAAGCAACTGAATTAGTTGGTAATCAGCCCGAAGTTCCTGCTGAAGTATTACCTAATCCAAATTTAGAACCGAGAGCTAGGTAGGTATGAATAAGCTTTTACAATTGATACAAGATCAAGAACGAGATGATTACGTAACTAAAGAAGTAGAAGACGTATACAATGCCATTGCTGAAAAAACAGGTAGAACTCCAGAAGAGATAGCAAAAATAGGTGGAATGGAATCACAACATGGTAAGTATTCTGAGAATATGGCAGGATCAAGAGCTAAGGGTCTTTTTCAATTAATGCCACAAACAGTCAAGGATTTGTCTTCAAATGGATCACCTGAATCATTAAACACACAAGAAGAAGTCATGTCTAGACTTTTACAAGAAAATCAAAAAAAGCTAGGTCAAGATTCATCTATTGAAGATTTATATTTGTTACATAACCAAGGATTAGGTAAAGGTAAAAAATTAATCGCAGCTAATGAAGATGAGCCAGTAAGTGACATCCTTTCTAGACAAATAATAAATGCAAATCCTGCTCTTTATAAAAACAAAACAGTCGGTCAAGCTAAAGAATCAATCAAAGACATGTTAGATGAAAAAGGATCTAATTTTAAATTTAGATCTAAAATCGAGGATTTATTTACTGAAGACCAAATACCGAAAAGCGCAGGTACACCAGAAAATCCTAATTCTCAATTGATAGATGAAAGTAATATACTAAATGATTTGGTCCAATATTTAATTGATAGTCGCGATAGAAATATTGATAAAAAAGAACAACTTAAAAAAACAGAAGAACAAAATAAGTTTTTTGAAGAATTGAATAAACTAAAAAAAGAAAGAGCTGAAAAGGTAAAGAAAAAGTATGGCGGAGAGATTTAAAAGTGTCAAGAGTCGGTTGAAGTGTAATCAACCAGTTAAGTCATCTAGACCGGGAAAAAAGAAAATGGTTAAAGCTTGTGAGAATGGTCAAGAGAAGTTGGTTCATTTTGGGGCTGAAGGATATAAACATAACTATTCACCGGAAGCTAAAAAATCATTTAGAGCTAGACATTCTTGTGATGAGAAAAAAAGTAAATTAAGTGCTCAATATTGGGCATGTCGTAATTTATGGGGAAAAAATAAAAAAATTGGTGAAAAATGAAAAGTAACGATTTTCAAAATTTAAAACCTTTAATGAAGGAAAAGTACGCTCGGTTAAAAAAGAAATTAAAGAAAGAACCGAAGTGTGGCTGTGAATTAAAACAATGTCCTTGTGAAAAAAGTAAAAAATAAATATGACTAATAGAACAAGATTAGACGCAAACCAAGTAATTAAAAATGTCTATAATGAAAATATAGAAGCTTTAGAAACAGTCGGTGCATTTGATGAAATCCAATCTGTTTTTCTAGAGTCAATAGAAGAAAGTGTAAAAAAACAAGCTGAGCAAGTTAATTGGGATGAAATCATTACAACATTTCCAGCAACCAATGCTGAGCTATATACATACAAATTAAATAGTGTAGTTGTAAAAACTGTAACTGTTATATACGAAAACGATACAAAGAAAACTATACTATCAATACAAAAAACGAGTTATTAATGCCTTGGAGATTTGATCCGTTTTTAGTTGATCTTGTTTGGGTTCCACCTGTTCAGACGATAACTGAACTAGCCGATATTAATTTTGGTGATCAATCAGGTGGTGATCTAGCAGTTGACGCAGGGGATCGAACCAATGATATCTCGAACATAGACCAAGGTTTAAGAGTTTTTGACGATGGCAATATTTAAAGCACCAAAAATAACAACTATACAAAGACAGACACTACTTTTAGATGTCAGTGAACTTGTATACGATGTTGATCAAAATATATTCTACGGTGGAGATGGTGTAACAGTTGGTGGGTTGCCAATTGGTTCAAACGTAGGAACAAGTATACAACCGCAGAGAATAGAATTAACACAACAAGACATAGAAAATAAATACGTAACTTTAAATATAGCCCCACTATATCCGAATACAGTCAGTTTAACATGCGAGAATGGAATTCCACAAATAAATGGAGTGGATTTTATTGTCAATGGAAACATCTTAAGCTGGGATGGATTAGGATTAGACAATTTTTTAGATAATACAGATGTACTGATAGTTCAGTACTAGTGATCCATAAAGGAGGATACATTATGGCACAACAAATTAAAAAGAAGTTTATCGGTTCTGACCAAATCGATGGCTCGAAGATCAAATTATTAGAAGGTCAATCAATTAGAGGTACTAATTCTCTAGGTCAAGAAGTTGATTTAGTTAAAATTAGTTCTCAAGACAAAGTTGAAGTTTTAGGTCAAGAAGTTGCTCTAAAATCAGAACTAACTCAAGAATCACAAGACAGACAAGCAGGGGACGCAGCTACATTAGCTTCTGCCCAATCTTATGCTGATCAAAAAGTCGCTGATCTCGTTAATTCTGCTCCAGAAGTTCTTGATACATTAAAAGAACTTTCTGATGCTCTTGGTGGAGATGCAAACTTTGCGGCAACTGTTGCTGGTCAAATCGGTGCTGTTGACGACAGAGTTGATCAAGAAATTTCGGATCGTCAAGCGAGTGATCAAGCTCTTAGTACAAGATTAGCAGTTCTTGAAGCAGATCCTGTAACTAAAGCATATGTTGACGAAGCCGACATGATGCTAGAAAGTCAATTAGAACAGAGTATTGAATCAGCGTTAAATCAAGCTTTATTAATTAGCGGTGTTCGTGGAATGGAAGGAAACCTCATAATGGGGGACGAAACCGGAGTAATGCATAAAATTGTTGCATTAGGTGACGGTGTTTCAGCACACGATGCGGTTAATAAAGGTCAACTTGATTCAGTTGAAGATTCGTTAGAATCACAAATTGAAACTGCTGAGCAAATGCTCCAACAAGCTATTCAAGCTGAACAATCTCGTGCAAGCCAAGCAGAACAAGATCTTGACTCTAGACTTGATATTGTAGAACCAAAAGTATCTACATTAGAGTCAGAGATGGATATGGTTGAAATGGCTATTCAAGCCGAGCAAACCAGAGCTTCAATGGCTGAGCAGGATTTGGATGGTAGACTTGACATTTTGGAACCTAAGGTTTCTACTTTAGAATCTGAAATGGACATGGTTGAGATGGCTATTCAGGCTGAGCAGTCTCGTGCTTCTCAAGCTGAACAGGATTTAGATGCTCGTCTTGATATTCTTGAGCCTAAAGTTTCTACTTTAGAATCTGAAATGGATATGGTTGAGCAATCTGTTCAAGCTGAACAAGCTGCTAGAATTGCTGCCGATGCTGCATTACAAGCTCAAATTGATGCACTAGATACTGGATTTGTAACTGAAGCTGAATTAGCCAGTGCTGTTGCTTCTCTTGAATCACAAATCGACGATGTTGATGGTTATGCACAAGAAATTCGTTCAGATTTAGATAATTTAGACGGTTATGCACAAGAAATTCGTTCAGATTTAGATCAAGAAATTATTGATAGACAAGAAGGTGATTCACAAACACTTTCTAGTGCCAATGATTACACAGATACTGAAATCAGCGGTCTTGAATCATCGTTACAATCTGAAATTGGTGATCTTCAATCACAAATCAATACAGAAAAAGCACGTATTGATATTTTAGAAGCTAAAGGTTATTCTAAGAGTTCTGTAACTGTTGGTGCTGAACTTTCTTTCATTGATCTTGACAGAGAATATGGTATTCTTCTTTCAGTATCAGTGGGGCGTTTGATGGTTCACGAAGGTGAAGACTTCACTGTGTCTGTTGTCGGTGGTAAAACTCGCTTAACTTGGATTGGCTCTTTAGTTAACCCAAGTGGAGAGGAAGCTATCGAGACTGGCGATAAAGTTTTCTTTTCTGGTGCTTTTTAAGGTAATTAACACGGAGAGGCTACATGCCTCTCCTTTTTTGTACGGTAATATGACCGAAACGTACACGGTCGAGGAGAAATTATGGCTATTATTAATGTAAGAAAAGATGGTTCAGGGCAAGCAACCACTATTCAACAAGGAATTCAATTAGCACAAGCTGGTGATATAGTTGATGTTGAAGCTGGTACATTCGATGAGAATGTTGATTTATGGAAAGGTATAACTTTACAAGGTGCAGGAATGGGTCACACAATCGTGACAGGTGCAACTAGAACTGCAATAACATCAAAGGCGTTCACTTGGTCTTTAGGTGCAACAACTCTTAATATTGCAGCAGGGCATGACACTTCAGCATACGAAGTTGGTAGAATTGTAACAGCAACTGGTATTCCTGCAAATACTAGAATTGTATCTAAAACAATTAGCTCTTTAACAATTTCAGCAGCAACAACACAAGCTGCAACTACAGCTAGAGCAGTGGCAATGGCATTACAAAACGATGCGACTATTCGAGTTCGTGGAACAAACGGTATTATCAGAGATATGAAATTTGTAGGGTTTGATAATCCAAATCCAGCAACAGAGTACTCTGCGATTTATTTCCGAAATACTGCTTTAGGTTCAGCAGCTGCTAATGGATGGGAAGTATCCAATTGTGAATTTGAAGCTAATGGTGAATATGCGTTTTTAACGGATTATGCTGCTGGTGTTGGAAATCTTAATATTCACGATAACGTATTTTCAGGTAAAACTTTTACGGGAGCAAATCCTGCAACAGGAAATCAATTTTCAGTTTGGAACGTCCCTCGTCAATTAATCACAATCCAAAGTGTTAACAGTGGATCTATTTTATTTCAAAATAATCAAATCACTGGAATTACAGGGGGATTAACAATCGATGGTGTTCAAAGTTTTAATACCGCAGTAACAATTGATCCAGTTGGTTCAGTGATTTCAGGTAACGTAATTAATACAACTTCAGGATATGGATATGGTCTTCGTGCCAGAGGTCTAAATTCTAGTGTTGAAAACAACGTAAACATTGGCACTTCAGCAGGATATTACATACTTCCAAATCACTCAGTTAATATTTCTGTATCTGTTGGGACGATGGTTTTCGTATCATCAAAATTTTGGATTTGTACTCAGGCTCACACATCAAGTGCTTTAAATTCACCGACAGGTGCTGAGGGATCTCTTCATTGGTCGGAAATTACTTTAGAACAAGTAAATAATTCTGGTGACTATGGTGTTGGAATTGCCGTTGTTGGTACAAATAACAATGTTGTTGATGTACTTGTGACTATTTCACAATCTGGATCAGGACAACCAATGCTTTTTAGTATGTCTAAGAATATGGTTAAGTCACTTCCTCAAGTTACGGCTGATGCTGTGTTTTCAGATGAATCAAACTGGAAGCTTGTGTCTTTTATTTTTAAAAAATCATCTAATGCTCAAAGAATTGTTTCATCATTTAGAGATTTTGAAGCTGAGAAATCAGTAAATTTAAAGAGTGGAATGGTTTCAGGTGATGACTTCGAGCTTCATAAAATCATTATTTCAAAAGCTGATAGAACTTTATTAGTGATGAAAAGAGATGATATTGAAGATGCACAAGAATTCGATTTTACATTGCAATAAAGCAATAATAGGGGAGCTTCGGCTCCCTTTTTTTTATATTTTAACAACTTTCTATATAAATCCTACCCAATTTCGGGTGGATAACTTATTTTCTACCCATTTTGGGCGAAAAAAGGATAATTATGTCAGAAAGTATCAACGGGGCATCAGCTCCTTCGGCTTCTCCTGTTGCCGAATCATCACAATCACAGGGTAATTCTAATGAAATTGAACTAAATAGTCAATCACATTCTTCAGGTGGTCAAGATTTACCATCTGCTGAATCAATTGATGCTGATCCTAGCCTTAGTAAAGCTCAAAAAAAAGAAGCTAAGAAGCTTTTAAAAGAGCTAGAGCTAAAGTATAATGGTAAAGTTTCAAAGGAACGACTACCGTTTGAAATCCCTGAAGAACATGCCGATTGGATGCGTAGACAGATGCAAATGGCTAAGATGGCACAAGTAAAAGCACAAGAAAGTTCAGCACTTGAACGTGATGTACTTGAGTTTTTCAATGAATTAAGACAAAATCCAAGAAAAGCACTATCAAATCCTGAGTTCGGTGTCGATATTAAGAAGTTAGCGGCTGAAATTCTTGAAGAAGAACTAGCAAACGCACAAAAATCACCAGAACAATTGGAGAGAGAGCGTTTAGAAATCGAATTACGTGAGCTTAGAGAAAGAGAAAAGCATAGAGATGAGGAATTAAGACGAATTCAAGAGGAAAAAATAGTAGAACAAGCTGCTCAAGAGTTTGATATTCAAATGTCTGAAACGCTTGACAAGTATAATATTCCTAGAACACCGCTTGCCATTAAGAAAATGGCTGAGTATATGAGTTTAGCCATTCAAAACCAAGAACACCCAGACATGGAAGTTATCGGTCAATTAGTTGAAGAGGAGATGATGACTGATTATCGTGATCATTTGAACTCATTACCACCGGAAAGAATTGTTCAATTGCTAGGTGAAGAAGTTTTTGATAAAGTTCGTAAAGATAGAGTGTCTAAAATGAAAAAAGGACAACCTTCTGTCAAGGCTTTAGCTAAAGATACAGCTCAACCTAAGCAAAAATCAGAAGAAAAACCAATTAAAAAACAATCATTTAAGGATTTTTTCGGAGTATAAGTAATAGAAATTATTAAGAACTACTAAAAATTACAGGTAGTTCTTATAATTTTAACAACTTGGAGTGTAGAGAACTTTTATTTTATTTATGCGACTTCTCTTTACCATCTGGGAGAGAATATCAAAATAAAATGATAATAAAAATTCAAAACAAATACAAAAATAATTTAACAAAAAATTTTACAAAAGTAAAGGAAAATTTATGTCTGCTGAAAACAAATTTACCCCGGTCGATGGTGTACTCGGGAATCTAAACGGTCTATTTAAACAAATTTATGCTGATAAACTTAAAGATTTGATCCCTGATGGCGTTAAGCTATTGAATATGATCAAGTTTTCTGCTAAAGATAAAACTGGTGACAAGTATAATCAACCAGTTATCCTTGGTATGGAACATGGTGTAACATTCGCTGCTTCAGAAGAAGATGCTTTCGCATTAAATCCTGCTGTTGCTGGTCAAATTAAAAACGCTGAAGTTCGTGGTAACGCACTAGTTCTTCGTTCAGTAATCGGTTATAAAGCAATTTCTGCTTCTATCGGTTCTGAAGCTGCTTTCCAAGAAGCTACGAAGTACCTTGTTGCTAACATGCTTCGTTCAGTAACTAAAAAATTAGAAATCGAAATGCTTTACGGAACTAAAGGTTACGGTAAAGTTGCTTCTAAATCAGGTTCAACAATTGAAATTGAAGCTGCTGAATGGGCACCGGGAATTTGGGCAGGTGCTGAAGGTATGCCAATCGATATCGTTGATGCTGATGGTGTAACAATTAATCAAACAGCAACTGTTTCTTCAGTAAATTTTGAAACAAAAGTTGTAACTCTATCTACTGCAGTTGATGCTGCCGTTTCTGCTGGTGATACAGTATTCCATAAAGGTGCTCTAGGTAAAGAATTCAAAGGAATTCACGCAATTCTTGAGCAACAATCTGGTGATCTTTTCAATATCAACCAATCTACTTATAATCTTTTCCGTGGTAACGTTTATGACTGTTCAGGTGATGAACTTTCTTTCGACCACTTGAACAATGCGATCGCTCGTGCTGTTGAAAAAGGTCTAGATTCTAAAGTTGTTTGTATGGTTAACCCTAGAACTTGGGCTGATCTATTAACTGAGCAAGCTGCTCTCCGTAAATATGACAGTTCTTATAGTTCTGCTAAACTTGAGCAGGGTTCTAAGGGACTTCTTTTCCACTCTCAGAACGGTGAAATCGAAATCGTTCCTTCTATCTATGTGAAAGAAGGTTTCGCTTATATGATTGAGCCTTCTAGCTTCATGAGAGTTGGTTCACAAGACGTTTCTTTCAAACGTCCGGGCTTCGGTGACGATTTCTTCCGTGAACTTGACTCAGCTGCTGGATTTGAACTCCGTTGCTACTGTGACCAAGCTCTTTTCACAAGCCAACCGTCACATAACGTATTGATTACAGGAATTGTAAACAATCAAGCCGCTCCTTAATTAAATCTGAAATAAAACTAATGTTTTAGCCCGGTGCAATGCCGGGCTTTTTTATTTATGATGTATCTATTTTAACAACTAGATATGTTATTCTCTTGATTTTAGGTACAGAATGGCTATAAAACTCATAATTAAAGGTACTCCGGTTGAACTTCCTGAATCAGGTCAATCCCCCAATTGGGCACCCGGAATAATAGAAGCAATACAAGCTCTAAGTGAAGCTGTAAATTCAATTTCTGGTACATACGACGTTGCCCCTCAAGTTCAAAACATAAGTGCATTTCCTGAAAGCTCAAATATTGAAATTAATAACCTAGTTTTCCCAGCTGAAGAAGTAAGAGCTGCCACTATTTTTTATAGTGTATACAGAAAAACTGAAACAGATGGACCAAACTTAGGTCAAGAATTAGCAGAAGCTGGAACATTACAAATTGTGTATAATCCATCCAATCCTGTTAATAATAAATGGGAAATTCAAAGAGAATTTGTTGGAAATGCTAACATGCAATTCAGCATTGACGATCTTGGTCAAATGAAATTCACCACAGAAGAAATGACAGGCATTGACCATACTGGAATTTTATCGTATAGGGCGATATCAATTTTAAATACTTAATAGGATATAACAATTATGTTGAATATTAAAAAATTTCTTCTTGCAATAGGCTTAGTTCCAAAAGATACAACAGAAATTAATTCACAAGGTGAATTAGAAGTATTAAATACCGATGGTAAACTTAGATATTGCAATGGTTCTTCCGTTTCTCCTGTCGTAACAGAATCACATTCCGCAACTCTAACAAATAAAACAATCGATGCTAATGGAACTGGTAACAGTATTAGCAATCTTGAAACAGCTGATCTGGCTGATGGTGTATTAAACACCGATTTAATTGATGCTTTAATTGAAAATCCAGCAAGCGATACACAAATTCCTTCAGCTCTTGCTGTAAAAACATACGTAGATGCTCAAGTTGGGGGTAAGGATGAGGCAGATGAGATAATAGTTGATCCTGCTGTCGCTGGTGCAACAAATGTACAATCCGCTTTAACTAATATTAATACAGCAATTAATGATCACATTGGTGACACCACCGATGCCCACGATGCTTCGGCTATCTCTGTTGTTCCAACTGGTAATTTAGCAGCTGACGATGTACAAGAAGCATTACAAGAATTACAAACAGATATTGATACAAGAGCAACATCAACAGCATTAACCAATCACACAGGTGCCACAACCGGAGCACACGCTGCTTCTGCTATTTCAGTTGATCCAACAGTTGGAGGAGCATCGAATGTTCAAACTGCCCTAACAAATCATCAAGCACACGTAAGTGCTTCTACAAACGTTCACGGATTAGCTGTTGGAAGCTCTGTTGTTGGTACAACTGACACCCAAGAGCTAACAAATAAAACTCTTACAGGTGCAAGTATTAAGACTCCTGTTCGTTCTGACGTTAAACAAGACACAATTGCTAATCTTACAACATACGCAGCTTCGGCTACAAATGGACAAATTGTTTTTGCAACAGACGAAAAACAAATGTATCAAATTGTAGATAATGAACTAGTGACAGTTGGTGGAGCAAGCACTGTTACCTTAATACAAGGTGAATTATTAAGTGTAAATGACTATGTATATATTTCAACTGGAACAGATAATGATAGTGCAAGAACAGCTGGTTATTTATATAAAGTTGATGCAACCAATGACTCTAGGGCAGATGCTTTAGGATTTGTTAAAAAAATAATACCTAGTTCATCTTCAACATTTGATGAAACTTTTGAATCGGGTAATTTTACAGCAAATGGATGGACAGTTGTTAATGGTACACAAACTAATAAATTCCATGTTGGAACAGCAACTACTCTCAGTGGTTCATATTCAGCTTATATATCTAATGATTCGGGAGTAAGTAATGCTTATACTACTACTGGAGGTACATCTGCTGTATATTTTTATAAAGATTTATTAGTACCATCGACAGGTATTTTAACATTTTCTTATAAATCCGTCGGTGAATTTATAGGGAGCACCCCGTACGATTATGGTCAAATAATTATTGACCCTAACCTAACAGTCGTTCCTGTAGCAGGTACTGCCATCACCACAACTCCAGCTGGGGGAATTAGACAAGTTCTATCTTCTACTTCATTGTGGACTGATGTAACTATAAATTTATCCGCTTATTCAGGATCTACTGTTAGAATTATATTTGGATGGAGAAATGATAGTGCCATAGGGACTCAACCACCATTAGCTATTGACAATATTAACCTAAGTTCTGTTGGAGCAGCGGAAGTTCAAACTTCTGGAAATTTTGCAGGACTTTCTGGACTTACAGCTGGTAAAGTTTATTATGCTTCAGCTTCAACCCCCGGAGCAATTACAGCAACGCCTCCATCAACTAATGGACAATGGATTATTCCCTCTGCTTTAGCTGTTTCAGCTAGTGAAATCGTAATTAACCCTGTCGCCTCCGCAAGCTCTATTTATGTTGTAGATAATGATGATTCTTTTACAATAGTCAATGCTCAATTAAGCCCTGCTAATATTACTGGCTTATTGTTTGATCCTATTGTAACTCGATCGTTTTCGTTGGATTATGTTATTTATCGTCAAACTGATACAGCAAGTTCTGCCGTTGCTCAAACAGGACAGTTACGTGGAGTTTATAACACACAAGCGGCTATATGGCTTATGTCAGATGATTTTTCTGGACAAAATGCGGCAGTAACTTTTAGTATTCAACCGTCCGGACAAATACAATATACTTCATCAGATATTACTGGAGCAAACTACATCGGATCTCTTAAATATAATATCAGAAAAACTTTCGGAGTTTAATATGCCTTTAAAGAATGGTAAAACAACAGCTTCATTACGGACAATTATTGTTGGCTCTGTAATTCCTGCCGGAACAATTGCACCATTCGGCGGAGGCACAGTTCCTGAAGGGTGGCTTCTTTGTGATGGTTCAACTGTAAGTAGAACAACATACTCTGCATTATTTTCTGCTGTAGGAACTGTTCACGGACAAGGTAATGGTTCTTCTACATTTCATTTGCCAGATTATAGAGGCAGATTCCTTCGAGGTGCTGATAATATGGGGACTGGTGCTGCTGGTCGTGATCCTAACGCTGAAACAAGAACAGCCGCTAATACAGGTGGAGCTACTGGTTCTGGAGTTGGATCTGTTCAAGCAGACGCATTACAGAATATTACTGGACAGGTTGCGACAACCGACGATAATGCTACAACTATGAACGCTAGAATAAAAGCTGGGTTTACAGGTGTTTTTTCTGCTGTCAATGTTACAGGAAATCCTATGGATAGTAATAGTGTGCCAGCAAGTCAAACATTCCCGGGTATTATAGATTTTGATGCATCAAGAGTAGCTAGAACGTCTACAGAATCTCGTCCACAGAACGCTAACGTAGAATATATTATTAAGGTATAATTATGAAAATCATTGAAGTATTGACTCAATCTGAAATTTCATCTAAGCAAATAGAGATTGCAGATAAAATTGAAACCTATAAAACCGCGCAAACTCATCAACTTCAACATGGTGGTCCCGGTCCAGTGGCTGATTATGAGACTATGGCTATCGTAAATGAGCACAATGGTGAATTCCAAGTAATTGCAAAACAAGAAGAAATTATACAAGAGCCAATATTGGATCAACTAATAGAAAATTAACAACTCAATATAAAATAACCTACTGGAAATGAAGGAAGGTATATGTCAAATAACTCATTCAAAGTCAAAAACGGTTTAACATTAACTCCGGTTGATTTAACAACATTAACAACACCACAAGCAGGTGACTTAGCCTGTGATATTAATGATAATAATAAAATCAAACGTTACGATGCGGCATCTGCTTCATGGGTTGAAGTCGGTTCTGGTGGAGTTGGTAGCTTAGACATTCTCTTCGCTCAAGACTTCGAGTCAGCAAGCTTATCGAGCTTTACACAAACTGGCTTAGCACTTGACACAGTAGATCCATTACACGGTAAAGTATCTGCTAAATTAACACACCAAGCAGCAATAAATCAGTCATTCATGCAAGTAGTTGCCGTAGACCGTAAATTCCGTGGACAAGCTATTGTAATGCGCCTAAACGTAAAGTCTAGCGCATCTGCTGGTAACGTAACAATTTCTGTTTACGACGAAACAAACGCAGCAAGCTTACTTTCATCAACCCAATTACAGTTATCCAACGACGTAGATGGTATTTCTAACGCAGTTAGCTTCACAATTCCTTCTACAAGTTCAAGCATTTCATACACAATAACAGCGTTGCCAGAAGCTGGTTCTCCAGTTACTTTCATCGACGACATTGTTGCGGAGCTTTCTAACGTAGCTCTTTTAGAGACAAGCGTTGAAGTTCCTGTAATGACTTCTTGGCAAGGTTATACGCCAACATTTCAAGGTATTGGAACTCCAACAAATATTGAGTTTGAATGGAGACAAGTTGGACAAAATATAGAAGTGAGAGGTAAGTTTGTAGCAGGTACTCCAACGGCGGTTGAGGCTAGAATTGGACTTCCATCCGGTTTAACTTCTGCGGGTACGGACATAATTCCAAGTATTCAAATAGCTGGAAGTGTTGCTTATAGTAATACTGGAAATTTCCAACACTCGATTTTAATTGAACCAAACGTATCTTATTTTACAGTAGGTGTTCAAGACTCGACGAGAGCTGGGTTAACTAAGCAAACAGGACCAAATTCGTTTGCTTCGGGGGCTACTTTTTCATTCTTCGCATCCGCCCCTTGCGCTGGTTTGAGTGCGACCAGCACGAATACCATTCCATTGACTCAGAGTGGGTTGGTGCAGGAAGGTGATAGTTACATTACATTATCTGGAGCTAGTGGATATGGTACATCTGCTACAACAATAAGAAGATTTTCAACAGTAACAAGCAGTGGCGGGACTGATATTCAATACGAAGATTCTCCTACGTTAGGTGGTAGATTTATTGCACAAGAAAGTGGAATTTATCATGTTACGTATTCTGAAGAAAATACGGCAAGTGTTATTCAAGCATCCTCCATACTTTATGTAAATGGAGTTAAAGTCTCAGTAAACCAATCTGATTATGGTGGAGCAACTTCCGCAACTAAACGAAACAGCGTTTCTTGGAGTGGTTATTTAGAACAGGGAGATATTGTAACAGCTGGTGCAAATGTAGCTGCAGAAAATAATGGAACTTTTGTATATTTCTCAATGGTAAAACAAGGCTCCCTCAAGCAAGTTTCAGTCTCTTCCGACCAAAAAATCACTATCCCAACTTCTGAGCTACGCTTTGAAGGTGCTAGTGCTAGAGGTACTGGAACAGAAACTGCTATTGTTCAGTTTACTTCTATTGCTAAGCTTCGTGGTGATGCTTTTGAAATTAGCAACAGCAACGGTACTGCTATTACTATGAAAAAAGCTGGTAAACTTGATGTAAGTGCTATTATTACAAATAATAACGTAGGTGCTAACCTCGGTATTAGCTTAAACCAAGCAGTCAGGACATCTTCTCCAACGAATGCTTCTGAATACATAAGTGAAGAAAGAATTGCAGCTAGTGCTGGAGTTGTAAGTGTTTCTGGTAGTATTTTTGTAAATGTTGGTGATATAATTAGAGTTTACAGTAGTTTAGGCATCACATCTAGTGTTGCTAACAATCTAAACCTCTCTTTCCAAGAGCAAGACATTTCTGTTTCTGTAACCAACACATTGCCACAATTTTCTGATAGCGATTCATTTGTTAGAACAACAACAAATGCAGTTGTATTTGGTTCCTCGGCAACAACCACAGTACGATTCTCTTCACAGTCACATAATATTGGGTCAGACATTTCCTATGTAGATAGTCCAACATTGGGTGGTCAATTTACAGTAAGAACTGCTGGAATTTATAATATTTCATGTTCAGTAAATATAAGTGGTTCATCTACAAGCTCTGGATCAATTTATATCAAAGTAAATGGCAACGATGTTGCTTATGATGGAAATTATTCAGCCACTGGATTTGGAAACAACTTAGCATCAACTTCAGTTAGCTATTACTTAGATGCTGGAGATATTGTAACATTTGCTTGTCCTACAACAGGTACAACGCTTGGATTGCCAGCAATAGCCTCTATCTCCAAAGTTGGTAAGCCTAACGTAACTGGAGTGGATGTAACTCCATTTGTTAATCTTCAGTTTGACACTGGTAGCATTGGTGAAATTAAAGCATTTGCTGGAAATGTAGATTCAAATCATTTCTTAGCTGCTGACGGTTCTGCTGTTTCTCGTTCTAGATACGCTGAGTTATTCCAAAAAATTGGAACAACTTACGGAGTTGGTGATGGTTCTACGACATTCAACTTACCAGATTTACGTGGTGTATTTTTAAGAGGCTTGGATAATGGTAGAGGATTAGATTCAGGTCGTGCTCTTGGTAGTTTTCAGGCTGATGAAAATAAATCACATACTCATGGAAATGCCATTGAAGCAAACTACGCAGCGGCTACTGGATCAATATCGACCCCTACAGGTTTAACTGGTAGAGCTGGATCAGCCATTACTGCATCAACTAACGTATTAACACAGCCTTCCGGTGGTGTAGAATCTCGTCCTAAAAACGTTGCTGTTAACTACGGAATCCGTTGGAAAGCTACGAGTGAAGCTATCATTACTCCAACTGATACATTCAGCACAGACACAGCTTCTCTAAGCTATGCTGGTTCTGCAGCTTACACACTTAGTACATTGCAAAATGCTCCTGTTGGAACTTTCATTACGTTTACGTATGCGGCTAACACAAATACAAGAACTCAGACAACGACAGCTCCAACTCAAACTACAGCGGATATGAATACGAATGGTATATTGCTTTATAGCCGAGCTTATAACGCAGCTAGTACAGCAGCAAATCCAGTTGCTATTGCTATCCAGATTGGTAAGGGATTGAAGGGAGTTAGCCAGAACTTGTATAAGGCTGTGGGTAAGGTAACGGCGGGTAATCTAGATCATTTTATCTTTGGAAATTTTTCTAGTGGAGCTAGATTAAAAGAGTACAACGAGATTACAGGTATTTTAGTAGTGGATGCTGGATTTGTAAATCCGTTTGTAACATCTGGAGCGATTTTTTCGTTTTCAGATGTATCTGAAGCAACATCAGGCTATCTCGTAATTAATGCGAGCAAATCGCCCGCATTGACAGGCGTTCCTTTACTTCAGCCTAGAATTGCAACGCTTAAAGATGTTAAAGCTTCTGGAACAAGCTCGCAAACACTTACTGGAGCAGTGTGGAATACTAGACAACTTACTACATTAGATGATCCTTCTGGAATTGGTATTACTTTGGCATCTAATCAATTCATACTACCAGCGGGACAGTACATGATTAATGCTAGGGCTGCACACAATGACACTTTTTTAACTAGTTCAAATTTAACTAGATTTAAAGTTAGACTTCAGAATATTACTGATAGTTCTACAGTTATTGTTGGTATGTCAAATCCAGAGGATACTGCAAGTGCTTCTGTCGGATTAGTGGCAAATGACTTGTTGGACGGAGTAATTACCGTTACTTCATCTAAAACATTTGAACTTCAGCATTATGCTGCACAATCTCAATCAGCAGGTGCTCCATGTGGGATCGCTGGAATTGATGAAGTGTATGCTTATATTCAAATTCAAAAAATTAAATAAGGGATATAGTATGTTATCATTATTAGTAGAAAAGTATTTAGAAGATAAAAAACATCTACAAACAGAAAATGATTCTATTTGTATAGATGAATCTGGAATAGTGTCTTGGAATTTTCAAAATATACCACAACCATCCATGGAAGATCTTTTTGTATTTGAAGATTTAATTAAAAAAAATATAGATCAACAAAAAATTAATCAAGAAGCTTTGGCTTTTCTTGCCGCTACAGACTGGATGGTAATTCGTGCTATGGAGCGTGGAGAAGAACTTTCTCCAGAATTTAAAGCTGAAAGACAAGCTGCTAGAGATAGGATTGTGAGGTAAATTATGCGTTTTGGTAAATTAATGAAGCAATTGAAGAAATCTAGTAAAACTCCTGCTGAATATATGGAAGAGGAAGAAGTTTCTAATCCATATGAAGATATGGATTTCAATAAAATGTCAGAAGCCATGGAAAAAGGTGTTTCACCTGAAGAATTAAGTGACATTTCTAAGAAAAAACGTAAAATGAAAGAAACAATGGAACGATTAAGGATGAAACAGGAAAAGTAGTATGCCAGCTGTTTCAAAAAAACAATTTAAATTCATGAAAGCCGTTGAATCTGGATCTTTAAAAGTTCCGGGTCTTTCTAAAGAAGAAGCCAAAGAATATACTAAAAGTAATGTTGGTAAAAAAAGATTTAAAAAACTTAAAGAAAAAATAGGAAAGAAATAATGAGCCGGACAACTAAAAAAGGTACAAGAAAAGATGGTATGCAAACGCTTCAAATGGCGTTTAACGACGTAGACGCATCTCTTACAACCAACGGATTTTTAGTTGGTAAAATTGGACATAAAGTAACATTAGAAATCACAACAACGACGATTCTTGGTGATACGGAATTATATACTTTCTTAGATAATGATCAATTATTGTATCAAATTAAGTTAGTTTATACTGATTCAGATAAAGCACAATTAATCTCTGCTGAGAGGATAGCGTAATATGGGATTTAAATTTAATCCTCTTACAGGTAACTTTGATTTAGTAAATGGTGGTGAAGCCGCTGACATTGCTGCACTACAAGCTGAAGTCGATGCAATACAGGACAGTATAGGCGCAAACAATGGTCTAGCAACATTGGATGGAACTGGTAAAGTACCCTC